TCAGTCCTCCTGCCATCTCCAGGATGGCCAATAATATCCCTGACCGAAGCGCGCGCCAGCATGAAGCGCGCATGTACGGTCCCGTTCTGTTTCAATGCCTTCAATAAGCACATTCGCAGCAATTTTTGAACAAAGGGTGACCAGCTGTGTCAGCGCCGGCGTTTCACGTAAACGCCAGAAAGCGATCTTATCGATTTTTATTCCGCATAACGGCAGGCGACAGGATAAAAATGCTTGCCCTGACGCTTCATCAATATCGTCCAGCCAGATCCGGTGTCCCCGCGCGGTCAACTGCTGAAGCGCACAACTCACCCTCTGACGTACCGGGTCTGAGAGTGAAAAGAACGAGGCAGGTTCCACGAGTTCAATGTTCAGCGGTGGGCTGTTAAGTTGCAGTAAACGCTGGAACATTTCCGGTATGGTCAGAACGGTTATCGGCAAATTTATGAAAAGGTTGTCACAGGGGAAGGGGTTTTTTAACGCGGCGATCTGTGCTTCCAGCAACACAAGCGCCCGGGTGGCTGACCAGTCCTGGAAAAAGCTTTCGCTTTGCTGATGCGGCGACAGCACGCTGAGCACTTCGGCTCCCACCGCGCGTGAAGAGGAGAGGGCGACAATAGGTTCAAGCTTAATGCCTGTAATGTCGTGTGAGATGTGCTGCACGCACGCGGGAAAACCTGTCTGCTCTGGCGCTGTCACTCCGTCGTCCTGTTCACTTCCAGCCTCCAGGCGGCCGGGATACCGCAGGACAGTGTGAAGGTGAAGTAAACAGGAAAACAGCAGGCGTTACTTAAAAGCGGCTAAGCCTTTTCGCAGCCCGTAAAAGAGGGATAAATGTTGAAAAAACAGCCGTATTTACAATCAGCTAGTCATTATCGCCAGAGAAGGCGGAAAAGGCATTGACTCACTACGCATTGACCGTATAATTCCAGGCGTTTCACCACCGCGAAGTACACTCTTCTCCGTGCGCCCTTAGCTCAGTTGGATAGAGCAACGGCCTTCTAAGCCGTAGGTCGTAGGTTCGAATCCTACAGGGCGTGCCATTTAAAAACAGGCGCTTACGCCAGTTTCAAGCCAGCCTGATTTTCTCCTTGTGTCGTATTTGTGTCATGGTTGCCAAAAATGGCATCAATTTTCCGTGCGTGTTCGCTTAAGTGGTTCGGTGCCAGGTGAGCGTATCGACGGACCATTTCGATGGACTCCCAGCCGCCCATTTCTTGCAGAACGGACAACGGCACGCCGGACTGAATTAACCAGCTCGCCCAGGTATGCCGGAGGTCGTGAAAACGGAAGTCCTCTATACCCGCTCTTTCCAGTCCAATGCGCCAGGCGACATTGTCATCCACTCGCATTTTTCGGACAGCCGGAGTGACGGTTTTATCCGGGCGCGTTGATGGCTTCGTGTGAACGAATACCCACCTGGAACTTTTCCCGATCTGATCCCTTAACACCCTGCATGCGGTATCATTCAGAGCCACGCCGATAGCCTTGCCCGCCTTCGCGTTCTCCGGATTTACCCATGCAACCTTTCTCTGCATATCGACCTGCTGCCACTCCAGATCAATGATGTTGGAGCGGCGCAGGCCGGTTGCCAGTGCAAATATCACCACCGGCTTTATCGACTCCGGCATGCAGGCAATTAACCGTTCTGCCTCGTCCCTGGTCAGCCATCGGATGCGTTTGCTGATCGGCTTTTTGGTTTTTATAACCGGGGCCGTTTTAATCCAACCCCAGTCATTAGCCGCAGCCTTGAACAGAGATCGCATGAAAGAAAGGTGCTGACTCTTTGTGGCCTGGCTTACCGGTTTCTCAACATACGGAGGCGGTTCCTTCCCCCGGCGTATAGCCGCGTCCCTGCGCGACTCCCAGACCTGAATATGCTTACGGTTGACCATCTTCGAAACAGCCTCATGAACCTGATCAGCCGTGATGGTTGAAATATCCCGGCCGGAGAAATTCCGCAGGAAATATTCGATTTTGGTCTTATCGTCATCGAGTGACCGCTTATGCTCCTTCTCGCGGATCCACCTGATGCAACATTCCTCAAACGTCCTCGTCGGTAGTTCCCCAATTTTATCAACCCGCCACGCTTCAGCCTTCAGCTTGTCGTGCAGCTCCTGCGCTTGTTTCTTGTCCCCCGTACCAAGAGATCGTCTAATTCTTTTCCCTGACGGCGTAACGAAATGACAGTGCCAGACGCCGCCTCTGAGGGTGATTGACATAAAATTTCTCCTTTATGTTCACCCGCGCTCGCGGAAACAGGATCTCGCGGGTCATGTAAATACGCAATACAGGCAACGTCGGTTGTGCGGTATTTGTTCCCGATCTTCTTCCCGGCCAGCTGCCCCGAGTCGATAAGACGGTAGACAGTTCTCGGTGAGGTGATTAGTAGCTCGGCCGCCTGTCTGGCTGTCAGTGTTTTTGCCTCAACCATGCATTTCCTCCAGGCAAAAAAGAACCCGGCGAGTGGCCGGGCAAAAGGGATCACGAGGCAGTGCTTTCGCACCCAATAGCCAGCTCATAACTGGCTATCAGTTGCGTCAGTCGTCTTCCTGCACCAGAACGGTGTCATCTGGGACCTGAATAGTAAGGACAACGCTATATCCCTTCTCGTGAGTGCTGAACGATGTTTCCCATTGTGGGATTGGCACATCTTCATCAATCTGACAGATGCCGATGGACCAACAGCCGCTGTCGGTGTAAGTGGCGATGACTTGCATTTCGCCTTCAGCTGATTTCAGGTGATAAATGCCTGGGTGGCTGTAACAGCCGATCTCCTCTCGAATGGCACCTTCACATTCAAATAGGTCATCGCTTGCGCCGTAAAAACGTAATTCCTTCATAATCTCTCCTCATGCCGCACGCTGGGCGCGCAGCTTCTTCAGGTGTTCTGCTGTTTCAATTTCTTCGTCGATGCGCTCGACCTGTGCTTTGGTCAGCGGTTCGAATTCGTGTTGAAAGCGGCCCATGCTGGCGATGCAGGTGCGACCGTTGCGGATGTAGTGGATGACTTCGTGGGTAGCGCGGAGGATTTTGCAGGGCGCGCCGTGGGGATCGGCGTACCAGGTATTAGGCTGGATTATCCTGAACATTGGGCACCACCTTAAATTCGATTACCCAGACCCAGGGGTTAGCTTCCCAGTTGTCGGAACCGTAGATGCTCACCCAAAGGTCACGGAAGTTAATGCGATATTCCCATCCGGGAAGAGCCCCGCCGGAAGGCGGAGTAATGCCTTCTGACTTGGCATCGTCCTCACTCAGATCTCTAAGTCGCTCAACACGCACGCCGGTAATCTCCAGAGTTAGACGACTGGCCCAGCGCGGCATGTGAATCGAAGGCGTCCAGCGTATTTCATCAGCCGGCGGCACATTCTCGTAATGAGTTGGAACGTGCTCAGGGTAATCCGCGCGATAAAGTTTCAGGTCCGGCGCGCCAGCACCAGCTTCAGCCCACGTTTCGCGCACCCAGATGCGATCCCCGACGGCACCGAACGGGCAGGTGTAGCCTTCATTCTCATCTGCAACGCCAAACACATCCTCCTTTGCAGGCTGCAGGTATCCGTTTTTATCGACCACGCCAGGCGTGTACCAGTGTGCGTTTAAATCCAGATCGTAACCGTTATGCGTTGGGTGGAAGCCATCAGACGGCTGAACTTTCATGATGCGCCGCGTCTGCGTCTTCCTGCCGTCGAGGATGGCGCGCACCATCTCGCCATTAAAAATCATTCCACGCTCTTTCACTGGATCCCCCTCTGCTTATTCTTCAGTTCGATAACACCCTGGCACTCCGCGCAGGTCTGACAGCCGGGAACGGCAGCGCGTCGCGGCTCGGGAATCGGTTCGTCGCATTCTTCACAACGTTCAGCTGATACGGCGTTACGGTCGATGCGGTGAGCGGAAAGGGCAGCGTTACGTTGAAGCTCTTCAATCTCTGCTGCGGTGTCGATGATGTCGGCCATGGTCAATGCTCCTGGAACTGGCGGTTAATTCGGTTGAAGGTGAACGCCAGCAATAAAAAAGGCCGCGATAGCGACCTGGTGATTAGTGCCGTCATGCTGCACCTCCTTCATTCTTTTCGGCTTCGACGGCCATCTGCTCAAGACGTCGTGATAGCTCGGCGGCCAGCGTCTGGAATTCTTCCTCTGTCACCACCGGAATCGGCACAAAGCGAATCCCGATGTGCGCAAGGTTATTGGCAATTTCGAGGCTTTTTCTCAAATCAACTGGTGAGGCTTTGTTCATGCTGCACCGCCATCTTTTTCGGCTAGCACCAGTCTTCCTTCGCATAGAGCACGTATGATTTCCTGATACTCCCAGCCGAAGTACATGCTCTCGACGTAGACCCGCAGAGGAGGATAATCATGCTGCTTGCGGCGAATGAAAGCCTCCGCCGCTTCACGGGTAAAATGAGCGTTGATGTTCTGCCACTCTTTGCGTGTACCGCAGACAGTGTGGCCGTCAAGGTCAGCCAGTACTTCCCACTGAGCGTCTTCATCGAGATCGGTAAAGGCAGTGTCGCACTGGTCAATGCAAAAGGCGTTTAACTCTTCCTGCTGCTGTTCATCCAGATCGTCCCAATACTCCTGCGGGCTTTCCCATTCGCATTCCTCGAAATGGACTATCTTCGATTCGCCGTACTCTTCTGCCAGGCCATAAATGGTTGCCTGCTTCTGAACCATGAAAATCGGATCGGCGGTGGCGTGACGATTAACACCATCGCCGCGATGGTGATACCTCAAGCGCTCAATGAAATCTGCGAATGTTTCCGGAGTTAATTTCGCTCCGTCTGCTATCGAATTGCTCATGAATCCACTCCGAATCGGCGATTAAGCCGCCCTGTGTATACGACGAACTCCAGGAGGCTAACTCCCAGAGCTTCAATTTTCTTGTGATGCTTGTTGATGATGGGAGGCACCGTTTCGTTCCAGTTGGGCTTTGGCTTCTTGCGCATGGCCTGCTGGATTTCTTCGGTGCAGCGGCGGCAGGCGGCGCGGATGGCATTGTCTGTTTATGGAGTCATGCGGCCTCCGTTTTCACAACATCGATGGCGCAGCCGGGCAGCAGTTCTACCGCGGCGGTGTCGCACTGATTTCCCCAGTGATCCCAGCCCGGCGCCGCGCTGCGGCTAAACAGCTCAATGCGCGGCACATCGCCGTAAAGCAGCTCTAGCCGGTGGCGAACTTCCCACGGCTTTTCGCTGTGCGCGCCGAGCGGGCTGTAGACCACCTGCTTAATCCCGGCGTGCTTTCGCTCCAGTCCGGCGCCGCAGGTGGCAATTAACAGGTCTTCGGTGTTGGCCCGGGTGTGGTTGCCACCGTTCATGCGCGTCTCGGCGTTAAGCAGATCGAGAAAGTCGTAAAAGTCGGTGACTTCACCATCGGCCAGAGCCTTGTTGATGCGCAGTTCCGCGTTCTGATTCAGCTTCACCCAGGTAAAGCCTTTCATCGTGCGAACGGTAAAGCCCCAGGCCTCGGCCAGCTCGATAGCTTCCTGGTTATGCGTGCCGGTGTACCACATCGCCAGCACCGCGTTTTCGGCGGCTAATTCCCACACTGGCATGCGCTTGATGTCGATTAGCTTCATGGTGGAGTAGTGATCGGCAGCGGCGCCGTTGCTGATGGTGTTGCCGTAAGACCAGGGCGGATCGACATACAGAAGTGAGTATTTCGCTGTCATGCCGCCTCCTGCATTTCCCGATATTCCTCAGCGAGCCGCTGCGCTTTTAATGGATTGCTGACCACTTCACCCCATGGCATTAGCCAGCCGTTACCAATGAAGGGAAGGCATAGTTTGCCAACCCTGATGCGTCGTGAGCGTGAGTCATAGGATGGACTCCATTTCGTCGATGTAGAGGCCCTGAGCAATTAGGCGGCTACGGCGCGCGGCACGTTCAATGCACTCCTGCCGCCTGCCTTCCTGCGATTGCTCTATGGCACGCCGGGTGAACAGCCGCGATTTACCCTGAGGCGTAATGACCTTTGGCTTCGTGGCTAGGTCGAAAGTCCGGTCGCAGATGCCGTCCTCGTTGATCCACTTTTCCGACTCAACGATCTGCGCTATCTGTCCGGTGCCGCGGGTGATGCCGTTGGCGACCCGGTTAAACTCAATGAGCGATACGCCAAACTTCTCGGCAATTTCGCTACCGGTTACCGGGCGGCCGCGGGTCTGAATCATCCAGATAACGCGCTCACGGAGGCCAGAGAATTGCCCGGTGCGCCCGGGCCTGCGGTAGAAGGGTGTGCGTTTCATTTCCACTGCTCCCCGAACGTGAAGCCGATCTCCGCCAGCGCCTCGTCCATCTTCTCGATGAACTCCGGCACCATTTCGTTGAAATCGGACATGTACTGCGGATCCCGCTCAACGACGACGTGATGAATGCCTTCTCGTTTCATGCGCGGGTCGTAGTTAGCAAAAAACCAGGCGTCTTTTCCGGTAACCCACATGCTGTACTGCACCTGGGCCATGTATGCAGACTTGATGGCTTCGAAACCGCCAAGGCGGAATTTCATGAAGTCTCTGGAGGTGAAAGGGCATTTAAGCTCAAGTCCGAACCCGTTACTGCAAAGTCCGTCAGGGGAGCACGCGGTGCGCATGCTCTCGTCACGGAACAGGATCGGAGACTCCGTGACTTTCACGTCTGTGGTGAACTCGAAGAGGGTACGGGCGTCTTCCTCGTACTGCTTGCCCCAGGCCAGCGCCTTGGCGTTAACCTCTGGCGCGACGCCGGTGCATACCTCGGCAAGCAACGTGTGGAAGTAGGACATTTTCATGTCTGTCCACTTCTTCCCAGATCGTGGCTTGGCGATGACGTTGTGCACTTCAGAGGCGGTGATAACGCCGAGGCGCAGCCGGTGCCATGCCTCGTCGCCCTGTTGGATGTTGGTTACGTCAACTCCGGTCCTGGCCAGGATAATTTCTGGTGTCATGCTGCCGCCTTAGCCCTTTTCTGAAGGAAGCCAAACCCTTTCTGTGCCTCTTCTTCAGTGAGTTCTGACGCCTCAAGAATTTGCCGTTTGAAGATGTCGCTGCACAGTGGGAGGAAGTCTTTCTCCCAGTCTTTATCCAGGGTCATTAAGAGATCGGTGATCGCCTGAAGCGTTTCTTCACTTGCAGCTGGTGGAAGCGTTTCTGTGGTGTTGCGCGGCGTGACGTCTCGGATATCTACGTCCAGTGATTTGCCTTCCATTTCTTCGGCGGTAGGCTGCTGTCCAATCTCAGGCCATGCCTTACGCAACGCCTGGGCTTCCGCGCATTTCGCCAGCTGTCCGTATGGGCGCTTTTTCCACATCGCGTTCGGCGCCGTGGTGTCGCGGCCGCCGGTGGCATAGTTCTCAATCCAGTATTCTTTGGCGCTGAACTCGACGATCTCTCCACTGGGCATGCGCTTGTAGACGGTGTATTTGCACCATTGAGGGAAGGTTACCTCGACACCAGAAAGCGTCTGAGTCGTGTCTGGCCCGAACTCAGGCTCACGGGCCCCGGCATAATCGCCGGAGCGGTCTGCCTGAATGCGGTAAAGCCCGATGCCCGGCATGACCACGTCGCGCCATTCGCTTTTACCCGTTCTTGAGTCTTTGACGCTCATCGGCACGAGGTGAACGGGCTTCAGCAACGGATCCAACTGGCGGGCGCGGCAGTAATCGAGCGCCATCATTACCGATTCGTCTTTGGCGCCAGGATAGATACTGTTCTTCAGCGCGCTCCAGGTAGCGACGTCGATGCCTTTTTCCTGCAGCGCGCTCGCCGTGATTGTTAATTCGTTTGCCATCGTTAATCCCCTCAAAAATTAAAACGGGCAGCCGGTACGGTGTTCCCAGTCGTATTCCGCCTGGGCGTAAGCAACTGCTGAAATGAAATCGTTGTAGGCCTCGCCAGCTTTATCGCTGCGAAGTCCTTCGTATGGGCTGGAGTCAATCGGGATCGTGAAGTGGAAGAGGCCTGACGGCTCTTTTGGCATCAAATCGATGATTTCCCGCGCCCGGTCGCCGATCCACTTCTCTTTCTCGTCGGTGAGCTGCTGCTCAGCCCAGCGCCGATCTTCGATGCGGTCGTAAGTGAGGTATGCGTTCATGGTTGCCTCAATATTTAATGTGCGCGTCCTGCACTTTGCCGCCAGCAATAGCCAGCAGTGCTTTCTGCGCGAATTCTTCAGGGATGCCCTGATTAATCAGGTCGGCGATGACGCGACGATTGACAGTGCGGCGGTGCTCCTTGTCTGCGGCGCGGCGCGCTTCTTCTTCAGCTTTGCGCTGCTCTTCGGCCAGACGGGCGGCTTCTGACTCTTCCAGGCGGCGGCGCTCGGCAGCAACAGCTTCTTCTTTTTCACGTCGTGCACGCTCTTCCGCTTCCTGCTTCTCACGCGCCGCCCGCTGTTCCGCTTCGACGCGCTGGCGCTCCGCAGCTTCAGCGCGAGCTTTCTCTTCAGCCTCACGGCGCGCTGCGGCTTCAATCTCTGCTTTGTGCTTAGCTTCGGCATCGCGGCGGGCTTGTTCTGCCGCTTCCTGCTTCAGCCGCTCGTCACGCTCGCGTTGAGCCTGTTCCGCCAGGCGGCGCTTCTCTTCGCGTTCACGGTCAAACTTGTCATTCATCAGCAGAGCCATTTCGTGGTCCGCTTCGATTTGCGCGGCGCGCTGGCGGTCAAACTCTTCGTTCATCTCCAGCGCTTCGGCGTGTAGCGCGTTCATGGCTTCTTCAGCCTTGATGCGTTCCTGCTCGGCTTCCCATTCTGTGAGTGGGCGGCGCACTTCATCTTTCAGCGCTTCCAGGCGCTCACGCACAATGCGGCGGCTTTCGTCGATCTGCTTAGGCAGGGCTTTAAGCTCGGCAACCAGATCTTTACCGGCGTTGTCGATGTAGGTTTTGGAACGGGCAACCTTGTGCGCCATGGATGCGATAGCGTCGCGGCCTTTGCGGGTCGACACATCCGGCACCAGGCTGCGAGCTTCTTTCTCGATCGCCTCAATAATCGGGTCGAGCTGCTCTTTGGTAGTGAATACCGCCATTGCGTTCTGTTTCTCAATGACGACTAAATCCGTTACTTCGCTCATGGTTTCTCCTGAAATTTTGATGTGCAGATCCCGCCCGCGTAATGCCAGGCCGATCGGTTGAATAGGGTGGTTACTTAGAAAGTTTTGAGTTCCAGCACTCTATGGCTGAAATTGGTGAGTCGAAGGTAACCGGAGCGATCCATCCGCAACATTTCAGTTGGAACTGATTGAGGATGTATGGCTCAGGAGCAATCCTGCATCCGCGATTCCATTCGAACGCTTTAATTACTGGCTGTCGTTTGCAAAATGGACACTCTGTTGCGTCAGGGAGATTTTCGAAAGAAATGTCAGGCAATGATCCATCATCTTCAGCCCACTGAAGTTCGCCTGGCACAATGACCGAATATCCGTCCCAACGATCAAATTCAGGTGAAAGAACATCTTCGTAACCAGCACCGCGAAGGCGAAATTTCGCCCGGGCAATAACGACTAGCCCTTTAACTTTTCGGCTACCCATTCGCCAAAGATAAACACCGGCGGCATCTGGCTTGCGCTCAGAGTATTTAACCCATTGCATGCTCACCTCCGTGCTGATTCGGCTTTGCCCTATGCCACGGATAACCGATGGCAACCTTCATTTCGTCGTAGGCTGCCATCCACATGGCACCATCACCGATAAACAGGGCAATGGCTGCTTTACTCTGCGCGGCGCGCAGCAGATGATGATTGATCATGCCTTCACCTCAACCTGTTCCAGGAGTCCAGCCAGCTTCATGTGCCAGCGGTTCATAGTCAGCTTTTCCCGCGGGTTGGATACCGACGTCAGCTGCCACTCGTTATCGTTGAGCTTTTTGGCGGTGTACTGCTTGCCGTTGTGGGTGACTATCATGATGCCTCCCTGGCGCGGAGCATTGCGTCAGCTATCTGGTATGCTTCGGTTGCCGTGCGGTCATCGCTACACAACCAGTCAGGATTCGCTAATCGACCCTGCATAGCCTTAGCCGCGAAGTAATCGCGCAGCGTCATGCCGCCAGAGCTGACTTCGAAACCATGTAAGTGACCAACTTCGTCGCGCTCCACGATAGAATCACACGGGAAAGCGCGCCCTCCAGTTTTATTGCTCATAAATCCTCTTGGCCTTATCGCGGCGAACGGAACGGTTAATACAAGACTTCTGCGCTAATGGGCGGTGGATGGCCGCCGGTTGTCATAACTAAGCCGCCTCGGTGAAGCGACTGAGGTATGAAAAAAGCCGCTGGTTAGGCGGCTTGTTTTGATTGTTTGGCTCTCATCTTTTTCATCACTCGGCGGTGATTTCGGGAAGACTGATTTCGCAATCCCTCCCAAATATTGTCTAACTGCCACTGCTTTAGGCCTTTATCGTTCATCGTCCAACCCTCTGTCGTTACCCGCTGATGCGGGAGAAATGCTTTGGTGCTGGCTCCCCACTTTCAAGCAGCAGGGAAGGCCGTCGTCGCCTTGGTGAGCCATTACCTCACCAACTAGCTGATAACCGTCTGCCAGCCCAAAACATTCCAGTTACGCACCATTGCCGCTCTCCCTGAGCCCGCCGGGCGTCCGACGCATGGTTTACTGTCGCGCCGTTCGACTGACCGAATCTCCACTTCGCCGCTGGCTAACTTCGCTCAGCTGTCGATGTTTCGTTTCGATGGATTAAAGATACAGATAAAACTGTATTATCGTCAACAGACAAAACTGTATTTAATGGCGTGCGAAACATATGTTTCTGTATTTGTGGGTAATTTATTTTGTAAGGACGAAAAAAAACCGGCATTAGCCGGTTTGTTTAGACGTTTGAGAGGGGGTTTTAGCGTTTGCGGCGGTAAATACGGTGCTCAATCATTACACCGATAATGGTTAAAGGCTGGTGATCACTGTTAATGACAGGGTAGTCGTCGTTGAGTGGTACCAGTTCAAAGTGCTGGCAGCCGAGAGGGTCTACCCATGTCGGGCGGTATTTTTTGAAGGTTGCCTGTGTTCCGCCGTTCTTCGCAACAACAAATTCACCAGGCGTGGGCTCTACCTCAGGGTCGACAATAATAACGTCACCAGCCTTAAAATCTGGTTCCATTGAGTCGCCTTCAATACGCAACGCAAAGGTGTGCTGGGACACATCCAGATCAGTAAGTATGTATTCAAGGCTGCCATCGAAAGCCTCGATAGGGTTTTTCTCAGCCAAGGCTCCTGCCTGTACGTAGCTTATCAACGGAACTCTCCTGCTGTTGATCTCTGCCATCGGCATAAACGCGCCGCCGTTCATTAGCCAATCGGCGTCGCATTTAAGCGCCTTGGCTATTCCAATTATATTACGTGGCTTGAGAGTTTTCCCATCTTCAATGCTCTGCCATGACTGCTGCCGAATACCGGCCTTCTCAGCAGCTTCTGTCTGGGTTAATCCCAGCTCAATTCTTTTTTGTTTAACGCGATCCGCAAGGCTCATAAATCCCTCTCTCTGTATGCCTTGATAGTCACAGTTAAAACTGTAATTGACAAACAGAAATAACTGTCACAGAATACAGATAAAACTGTGGAGGTGATATGGAAACAATTTCTCAACGCCTCAAGCAAAAACGTGAAGAGTTAAACCTGTCTCAGGACCAGCTGGCAAAACTGGCGGGCATGAAACAGCAGTCACTTCAGGCCATCGAGGCCGGGACAACTAAGCGTCCACGTTATTTGGTTGAGCTGGCTCGGGCTCTGAAATGTGAACCTGAATGGCTTCTTTTTGGCGATGAGCCGAATAAATCAACAGCCGCTTAACGGCGGCCCTAACCACGAAAGGGAAAGCAATGCATTCACTTGCGTACCAACACAATACCGGAATACACCCGGGAGCGATGATAAACCGTGCTCAAGCTAAGGCGGCGCCGGACCACGAAAAGATCCGCGATGCGGTCAGGGCATGGTCATCGGCGCTGGACAATCAGGACGTGGTTTCTGCGCTGATCATCAACGAATACAGGGAGCAGGGCGGGACCGCCATCAGCTTTCCGGATGACATCAGCCGGGCGCGCCAGAAGCTGTTCCGCTTCCTGGATAACCGTTTCGACTCCGAACAGTACCGCGAGAACGTTCGCCAGCTGACACCCGCAATCATGGCGGTCCTGCCGGTTGAGTATCGCACTCGCCTGATCGGTGCCGATTGCAAGATGTCTCGCCTGGCTGAGGCCGAGAAAGAACTCGCAGAGGCTAAACAGGCCGTGCTCCTGGACGCTCCAGAGCATCAGAAGCTGAAAGAGGTAAGCGAGGGTATAGCGTCGCTGTTCCGCCTCATGCCGGAGCAGGTAGGACCGTTGATGACGATGGTCACATCGATGCTGGGGGTCATGTGAGAGGCACCAGAAAAGAAAAAGCCCTTGAAGCGGTCACTTCAAAGGCCTTCCAAACACTGTGTTACGCCAAGTAACGGGAGTAAGTATGTCAAACACCGCTGAAATAATCAATTTCCCAAATAAAACCGAACAACCGGGAGGTCGTATGGCCGACCTGTCGAACGGGTATACCAAGGTCGCTAACGAGATCCAACAGCTTAAGCCTCGCCTGAGACTGTCAGGCCGGGAATGGCAATGTTTTGAGGCGGTGATCTGGCTTACCTACGGCTGGAACAAGAAACAGGACCGCGTGACAAATACGGTTATTGCTGAGCTTACGGGCCTGAGCGATACGCATGTATCTGACGCGCTTAAGTCTCTAGCAGAACGCAAAATCATCTTTTCACAGAAGCAGGGCATGATGAAAATCGTCGGTGTAAACACTGACCTTTCAGCATGGATTTTAGACAAACCGGAAACGGGAAGAAAATTCCCGAAAACGGGAAAATCCTTCCCGAAATCAGGAATAACCTTCCCGAAAACGGTAGACACCCAATACAAGAACAAGAACAGTATTAAAAGATCTTCGTCCGAGAATTCTGACGAATCCTCTGACGCACGTCTGAAGAAATTTTTATCAGCTCATCCTGAAGCTGCGGTCTACACGCCAACCGGTGCGAAGTGGGGATCGGCTGAAGACCTCAAAACCGCCCAGTGGATATCTGCCAGGGTGAAGCAGATTAACCCAACCTGCAAAGCCCCGGACATGACCTCCTGGTCTAACACCGTTCGCCTGATGCGCCAGATAGATAACCGGTCGCACCAGGACATCTGCGCGCTGTATGACTGGGCAAGCAAACACCACTTCTGGCAGACCAACATCCTGAGCCCGGAAAGCCTGCGTAAGCAGTGGGACAAGCTGACAATGCAGCGTAATTCTGGAGGCGAGCAGCGCGCAGCTAAGCCGGATCTGGACTTCAACAACACTGACTGGGCATATGGGGTGATTCGATGAAATCTCTTGCAGAGCAAATGCGTAACCACGACCGCGAGCAGATGAGCCGTATGGCCCATAACCTGCCAGAGCAGTACCAGGAGCGCGCCCCGGTCGAGCAGGTGGCGCAGGTATTCAACGGACTGTTCAACCAACTGCGTTCCGCGTTCCCGGCCAGCATGGCGAATTTCCGCACCCAGGACGACCTGAACGAATTCCGCCGTCAGTGGCTACTGGCGTTCCAAGAGAACGGGATCCACTCAATGGCCCAGGTCGATGCCGGTATGCGCATTGCTCGCCGCCAGGAACGTCCATTCCTGCCGTCGCCGGGTCAGTTCGTCGCCTGGTGCAAACAGAGTGGCGGGGCGCTGGGAATTACCGTTGACCAGGTGATCGCCGAATACTGGGTCTGGCGTAACCGTTCGTTCGAATTCACCTCCAGCGAGCAATTCCCCTGGTCGCAGCCGGTCATGTACCACATCTGCGTTGAACTGCGCCACCGCAGCACAGAGCGCCAGTTAACTCATGGTGAGCTGGCGCGCGAAGCGGGCGATCTGCTGGACATGTGGGAGAAGCGCGTCACCGAGGGTAAGCCAGTACCGCCGGTACGCCGGGCGATTGCGGCACCGGCTGCCGAGCATGGGCCTACGCCGATCCAACTGCTTCAGGCCAAATACAACCGCAACAAGTCGAACGGGATGGTGTGAGATGAAAGGCAAACAGGCAATTCTGCGTTATCTCGAAACGCACCGGACCTTCACCGCGAAGGATGTGGCCACAGAGTGTGGCATGACCATCAACTGCATCACGAAGAACGCTATCGATCTGGAGCGGGCCCGCAAGATTGTGCGCGTGAGCAAGGTCTGGCGAACGGTGACTTATCGCCTGGCTACGCCGGAAGAGCAGGCTGGTACCGCGCGCAGCTGCACCAACGGAATATTTCAGGAGTGCCGCAACAGCGCGGCGATGAAGCGAGTATTGATGGTTTGGGGGAGGGTAGGGGTATGAGTATTAAAAATTTGGTCGAAATGATAAAGCACAACGGTCTCCTGACTTCAATGGCTCAGCTTGAGAAGCTGTACAGGATTGCTATTGAGAACGAAGAAAAGCTCGCAGAATCTGAAGCCAGATGCACGGCGCTGGCTGCGGAGAATGCGCTTCTGAAAAAATCGGAGCCAGCACCATTCAGTAAGCTGATGATGGAGGCGCTTGATGTTTATCAGGCGGGCGCTGATGAAGTGCCGGAGCTGGCAATGCTGAGCGCATATAAAAAATTGCGAGATGGGCTAAAAACCCCAGCGACCGACGCTTTCCTGGCTGAAGTGCGAAACGAAGCTGGCGCGTTAGCAGTTGAGCTGTTTGCTCAAACTCTCGGTAGTCCATATTCCGTGCGGGATGAAAAATGCTACGAGGATGGGTTTACCCGTGCCATTGAGGTCGTGAGAGATATTCAGGCCCCACGATTCGCCTACAAAATTCGACAAGCAGGAATGTAGTCATGAGCAAATTAACCCGTGAATTAGTAGCAAACGCCATGCTGAGTAGCATTGAAAACTACCTGTTTGAGGTTCTTGATTCTGTTCAGACTGACGCGGGAGAGCTTACGCCAGAGGAGTGCTACAGCCCCAACGCGTGGGTAAGAAGCGCTGTGGAAAAAGCTGCATCCGAAGTGGAGGCCGCCCAATGAGCAATATCGACAAGCGCGCGACAGAGCTGCTGATTGAAAACGGCGTACTTGTTGCCGACACGCTGAGGCATTTGGCTGATAACGAAATCGAATCAGATTACTTTGCTATTTGCCACTCCAACGAAAACGGAACTGAAATTGAATGCGAGTTGGCAATCACAGATTACGCGCGGCAAGCGGCTGGAACCGTTGATGAGCTGGTAAATGCGCTGGAAGCCGCACACGAATTGGTCGAGCTTCAGCGCTTCAAGCTTGAGCGACAGGCGGAGGATTTAGACCAGGCTAAGTCGCTGGAAAGCATCCACCGAGAGAAGCGATTCGAAGTAGAGCGGGAGTACAGCGACTACAAGCATCGCGCTGAAAGCAATTCAATGAGGCTGGCTAAAGAGGTGTGTCTCCTCGAAGATGCGCTAAAGGCCGCTGGCATCCGCATTGAAGGGGAGGGCTAACCCATGAGCACTACTCTAAAAGAATGGCTCCTGAAGACCATCGCGGAGCTTGAAGAAGAGCGCGATGCTGTGCCTGGCATCGTAAACGAAGACGCGGCTATGGCGCTGGCGGCGATGAAGCTGGCGATGGCATTGCTCGAAGCGGAGAAAGAATACAAGCACCACAGCATTATCGCTGAGCAGCTGGCTCACGTTCTATCCAACATGGATGCTACAGACCATCAACGAGCCGTAATCAGTTGCGCTGTAGACAGGCTAAATAATGTTTCGCAGCTGCTACAAAGTTCTCCTTCTGCGTTATTGGTACCAGAGACGCTGGATTATCAGGGAGCCAAGGAGCTTTATAACTACCTGATGAACGAAGAAGAAACTAATGCAACCGTAAATGGATGGAACTCCTGCCGCGCCGCCATGCTTCAGGGTGCCGATGGCAACTCTCCGGTGATTCCGGATGGTTGGGTACTGGTGCCTGTTGAGCCGACATGTCAGATGTGTGAGGCGATGGGCCTGCCATGGGAAAGCCCACGATTCCCGGATCGCTACAAGGCGATGATTGCAGCAGCGAAAAATGAAAGTTGATGTAAAACTCGATATACCTCAAGGCCCATTTGGGCCTTTTGTTTTATTATCCATATCTGTTCGTACTGATGGTGAGCGCTATGGCAAAAAAGATGAGTTGGCAGGCAAAGCAAAGGGCTGAAGATTTGAAGCTGGCAAATAAGAAACCGCGAAACAGGAAAGAAGCGCAGAAACAACTTGCTGCAAAATTAAGGCTGTATGGCATGCATCAGAATACTCATGTTAGCTATCTCGACGGGATTACTATGAAAACTGAATGGAAATGATATGTCAGATTTCAACATTGCAGCAAAGTCGCAGGAAGAACGCGACAAGGTTAACGTTGACCTTGCAGCCTCCGGTGTGGCGTACAAAGAACGTCTGAACATGCCTGTTATTGCTGAAGTGGTTATGCGTGAACAGCCAGAGCATCTGCGGGATTACTTCCTTGAGCGCCTGAAGTTTTACCGTGAGAAGTCGATAACTTTACCAAAAGGTAGCGATCCGGTTTACCTGAAACAGGAGGATGTAAAGTGAGTGATTTTTATAGTCAGGTTGATGATAAAGATTTCATCCATGTCATAGCTGAGCAGTTTTATTTATATATGCAGACTAGGGATGATGATGTTGTCTCAAGTGATTTTCAGGTCATCACCGGACAGAGTGCGATAGAAGTAGCGGAGCGCATGATAGAGGTTATTACCAACCAAGAATTTCCACAACCCAGACAAATTAGTCATGACGCGACCGCTGGCAGAATGCATGATGGATACCCAATCTTCACACTTTTTGCCGCGAAAAAATAAAATCTTTGAAGCTTTGATTTTAAAGAATCAACCAGCCATAATCATGTCATCGGAGCCTGAACAACTCCGGTGACTTCTGCGCATTTAAGGGGACTTAAATGCGACCACAATCTGAACTCCTCACCTTGTCACAGATGCTTATCGGCACCTGCGATTTTCTGCATTCTGCGGTTTCCGTTAAGGAGGCCGTATGAAGCAGCACTACTGCATCGTTAACGACACCGTTAAAGAGAACCTCATTGCGTACATTCGCACCCTGCCAGTAAACCCTCGCGCACCGATGGTGGTCGAGGCCCGGGAAGAGACGCGCACTGACAAGCAAAATCGTCTTATGTGGCCGCTACTGAAAGACCTGTCTGACCAGGTTGTCTGGCATGGAGAAAAGCTTACCCGCGAAGAGTGGAAGGACCTCATCACCGTTCTGGTAAACCAGACACAAGACCAGGAACAGAAATCTGCGCCGGGAATCAACGGCGGTCGCGTTTATTTCGGCGTCCGCACTTCGAAATCCAGCAAGCGCTACATGGTCGACGTCATCGAGGCGATTTACTGGTTCGGTACCGACCGCGGCGTGAAGTTCTCCGAAGCATCCAACAGGCGCATCGCCTGGGCGCAAGAATGGAGGGCTTCCCGTGGGTAGTCCTCTCGCACGCGTCATCACCAACGAAATCTTCCGCGTTCCGGCGCGCCGTAAGCGTAAGCCCGCGATTAAGCCGTCCGACATCCCGACCCTTAAGGGCTACACCGCCCGCCTGGTGGATCAGAAATGGCTGCGTCTCGCGGCGCGGAGGAATCATGCGTAAACCATCCCGCCGTAAGTGCAAAGTATGCGGTGAATACTTCGTGCCGAAATTCCACGATATCCGGATCCGCTGGTGCTGCCCGGAACACGGCGCAATCCTCGCGATGGAAGAGCGCGAAAAGGAGAAGGTGAAAGCCGCGGCTAAGCGGATTAAGGAGCTGAAGGAGGCAGAAAAGGCCGGGCGCAAACGCCGCAAGGAGCGACTTGCAGAGCTACGGCCTGCCGGTTACTACAAGGCGCAGGCTCAGCAGGCATTCAACGCCTACATCCGTGCGCGTGATGCTGATTTGCCATGCATTAGCTGCGGCGAGACCAACCCACCCGATCTCCATGGCGGCCAGTGGGACTGCGGCCACTTCAAGACTGTGGGCGCTAACCCTGAATTGCGCTTTGAAGAGCGCAATGCCCATAAGCAGTGCAAGTCATGCAATGCCGGAGCGGGCAAGTACACCGCCAAGGAGGCGACCGTAGCGCAGCAATACGAAGCTGGCCTGGTCGCTCGTTACGGGCAGGATTACGTCGACTGGCTCAATGGCCCCCACGAAATGACCAACTACCGCCGGGAAGACTTCATCCGGATCCGCGATGAGTACCGCGCCAAGCTCAAAGCACTGAAACAGCGGGAGGCAGCGTGAAGACATTCACTCCAGTTGAAGCGAGAAAGTTCGTTGCCAGCACCTGGTATGAAACGACACAGCTTTCGAAAAGAGAAAGGCTGTATGCGAAAGCTCGCGAGCTGATAAGCGGCGATCGAGCGGAAATTATCTGTCAGACAGAGAACCCTGAATACAGAAAGTCAGCACGGGAGTGGTGGAATCATGACCAGAGCTGATTTCGAAAAGTACCAGGCAGAAAGCGTTAAGCGCGCCAATCTGCCACCAGTAGCAAAGCACAGCCAGACCAAAACCAACCAGCCACAGAAGGAAGCCGCATGAACAGTCAGCAACTGGAATACGTACGTCAGCAGCTCATTGTGGCGACCGCAGATTTGAGCGGGGCGACGAAAGGGCAACTGGTAGCTTTCGCCGAGAATGCACAGTTCACCGCGACGGCGCGCAGTCGGGGACGGAAGAAAATAACCGACCCGGTCACCGGCCGGAAGGTTAACCCCGACGGCCCGGCGATGAGCGGCAGCCAGTCCCGCGCCAAAGGATCATCCATCGCGCTGGTGGGCCCGGTTGAGTTCGTGACAGCATCGTGGCGCCGCGCTGTCCTGTCGCTGGAAGAACACCAGAAAGCATGGCTGCTCTGGAACTACAGCGAAAATATCCGCTTCGAGTACCAGGTGTCGATCACCCAGTGGGCGTGGGCAGAGTTCCGTGGGCAACTCGGCGCGAAGAAGGTGGCTGGCAAGACTATGGAGCGCTTGAAGAAGCTGATATGGCTGGCGGCGCAGGACGTCAAAGCTGAACTGGCAGGGCGTGAGACGTACGAATATCAGGCGCTGGCGGAACTGGCGGGCGTTGCGAAATCCACCTGGACAGAAACCTATCTGCCTCACTGGCTGGCAATGCGTAACAGCTTTAAGCGACTCGATAGCGGTGCGCTTATCTCAGTAACGCGATCACGTTCACAACAAAAGGCGACAAATTTAGATGTAAGTCTTGCAAAACCGAACTGAAACGCATATATTTCATGTAAATCTGATATCGTCGCCATAGCTTTGATTGTCGACACAAAGAATTTAAGCCCGAGGTTAACGCCTTGGGCTTTTTCGTTTCTACACAACAGAAAAGAGCATTGGCGTGAAGGGCTCATAACCCAACCCACGCAGCAGCATGGAGCGCCAACGAAATGCTCAGTGCTCTATCCGTTGTGGTGAATGCGCAGGCTGATGCGCTGGATATGAGATGGTCGTCCGGGTTGATCGCCGGGTAGCGACCAGAGAAGTGCCTAAAATGATGGGATGGCTCCCAATGCCGGAAAAACAGTGCCGGTCACCACACACAGAACCCACTACCTGGGACCCTTCGGCCAGAGAGCCGACATTGCCTTACCCTCATCTTCCCGGCCTGTCGCCGGGTTTTTTATTTCAGGCTCCGGGAACCATCATCGACACGCCTACTTGTTAAATCGTCCCGAGGGCCTGACCTTATCAACCAGCACCAAGTAGGTGCGAACATGAAGAAAACCACTATGCAAGACAGACCAGATACCTGGGCGGTGATGCTTGCGTGGCTTGTAAACCACAAAAACGAAGCTGGCTATTCGGTACTGGCTTTTGTCATGTCGATACTCGCTACCTCGCGCGGCGCGAAATCAAAGTGGAAAGACCGGATCGCCGGCGCAACGATGTGCGGAATCCTTTGCTTCTTCGCTCAGCCGACACTCACGGCTATATGGGCAATCTTCAACTGGAATTTTCCCCCTGAGCTTTGCTGGCCCATCTCGGCTGGCGTCGGGTATGTGGGGGTGGATTCGCTTTTCGCCTATGCGCGCCGTCGCCTTGGCCTGAATGAACCGGGAGACAAAGCAAATGCTGACCCTCAGTAAATTCCAGCAAGCAACAGGCGTAAGTTCTGAACTGGCCGGAAAGTGGTTTCCAGTCGTGCTGGCAGCAATTCAGAAATACGACATAAGCACACCGTTAAGGCAGGCTCACTTCCTCGCACAGGTAGGCCATGAATCATCTGGCTTCGTTCATGTGGAAGAGAGCCTGAATTACCGATACGGCGCGTTGCTGGCGATGTTCGGCAATCGCATCAGCCAGGCGGACGCCTTTAAATATGGCCGCGTTGACTCGGGCCAGAATGCTCACCCGGCCGACCAGAAAATGATTGGCAGCATCATCTACGCCAACCGGAACGGGAACGGCGATCGCAACAGTGGTGATGGATATCGTTACCGCGGGCGCGGCCTGATTCAGGTGACGGGGAAAGCGAATTACGCCGCGCTGGTGAAGCAGCTTGGCGTTGATATCGTGAAGAGCCCGGAACTACTCACTCAGCCTCAATATGCTGCTGAATCCGCAGCCGCCTGGTGGAGCAATCACGGACTTAACGCTATCGCTGACTCAGATGATGTTAGCCGCATCACCAGAATCATCAACGGTGGTACCAACGGACTGGAGGACAGGAAAGCCCGCTTGACTAAAGCTAAGGGGGTTTTATGTTCGGGTTAATCAGTTTATTCCGCATTTTCAAAAATAATGCGCACATTCTTATTCCTTGCGCGTTCATCGTCCTTGTCGCTATCTGCCTCTGGGGGCTGAACGCCCGCAATCATCAGTTAACGGCGACGAACGACAGGCTGACACAGCTTAACGACAGCAAGGATGTGCAGATCAACGACCTGAGGGCTAAAAATGACGATCTGGCGGGGAGCGTTAAAGAACTTGCTGGCGCCGTTAACAGGCAAAACGTGGTCATGTCCGAGGTCGCAGAGCAAAGGGCAGAATCGGCCAAGCAGAACCGAATGCTCCAGAGCGAGATTAAGCGCTACCTGGCGGCAGATAAGTGCGCTGCTGCTCCTGTTCCTGATGCCGCTGTTGAGCGGTTGCGCGCAGCAGCAGAAGCCGCCCGTGGAATACCGGGTGATAAAGCAACCGGCCCTGAACCTTCCGGCGGATCTGACGTCGCGAATTGATGTGCCTGATCTGCCAGACAATCCCTCATACGGTGACAGTGTTTCGATGAACGCGACACTTTACGGGATCGTCGGTCAGTGCAACATCGACCGGGCAGCAATTCGCAAAATTGAGAAAGGGCGAAATGATGAAAACCAACCAGTGCAGTGAAGGTTTCGACAACCCATCCAGGTTCCGTGAGGAATGGGATAAGCAGACCCAGGGGAAATAGAGCCTCATCCCTGAGGTTCTGACACAGTCTCTCCTCTGGACTTTAACCGTAGCAAATTCTCACAGCCTCGCATCCGCGGGGCTTTTTTATGTGCATCTCACGCGCATCTAAACGAGAGCCTTTCAGTAAGCGAGCCTGAGAAAAGCCGTTATAGGTGGCGACCTCTCTCGGGCGGCTTTTCTGTGAGACAGGCTCACTTTCTAAAAGGTAAAGACGCTATGAATCATCAATTGGCTAATCTCGATTTCCGGGACATGGTGGCTGTTTCTGGTGATCGCGTGATCACAACCTCCCGCAAGGTGGCGGCTTACTTCGACAAGCAGCATCACCACATCATTCAGAAAATCGAAAAGCTAGACTGTTCGGATGAATTTCTAACCAGCAACTTTTCGCGGGTTACCTATGAACACAAGGGTAATCAGTATGTTGAATATGAAATCTCCAAAGACGGCGCGATGTACATCATTATGTCGTTTACCGGCAAAAAAGCTGCCGCCATCAAAGAGGCGTTTATCAAAGCATTTAATTGGATGCGTGACAGGCTGATGGAGCTGGCTCACTCATACCAAAGAGAGCACAACGAGTTAATGCTGGAGTTCATGAAGGAAAAGGATGTTGCCAGTATGTCAGGCCGCTTGCTGAACCGCTGGGGCAGAGTGAAGAAGCCACAGCTCATAGCAAGAATCGAAAGACTTGAGCAACAGGCACAGATAACGATCCCTGGCTTGCCAAAGTGACCATTACAAAGCTCATCTGCTGGTGGGCTTGATAATGGAAAAACAGTGATGCCTATAAGTTTTGGTAATTAGAAAAAACCTCAGATAAGTGCTAAAAATTTGCCCAGTAAACAATGATGAGATGTAGAATGAAAATCCTGGGATTTGATGAGCACAGAACAAAACGTGGGAGTGGTGCATTAAAGTTCTTTGAGCTGGAGCGTGTACCAAGCAGTGACTGGGTAAAGATATTCGAAAGCCTGTTCACAAAAAGTGGTGATGAGGCGTGGGTTGAGGGGTATTGCATAGTAACGAACTGCCCAAGCAGTGACATAGCTGAAAGGCTAGTGCAGATACAATCAAAGTGTGAAGAAGCAAACACAATATTCAAAACTAAGAACTCAACTCTTTGAACAGTAATCGCCGCCTCCGGGCGGTTTTTTGTTGCCATCACCATGGGCAGGCTCATCGTAATGGCGATATCCCCTACAGAGGATAAATCACCTGCTATCCCCTTGAAAGGATAAAGAGGCGTTCATGACCGACATCTACCAAATCACGTTAACCACCCAAACAGGCGAAACCTTCACGGGCAAGATGTCACGACGTCAGCCTGAACTGGTTAACGGCTTTGTGCCGCTGGCGACGGAGACGGGGCAGTGGTTGTATTTCGCTCCTGCCGATGTGAAGCGCGTGGAGTTCACGCCAGTAACGGCTGAGCAGACCGAACAGCCAGCAGAACAAACAACGGAGTAATCCATGGCTAACGATGACGAGCGCAGGCCATATCCGCCAGTTAACTTCATCGACTCCGAGAGCTGGCAGCCATACACCCGGCTCATTCCCGCCAATGAAGTGCATGAGTGGGTAAACAGACAAATCCTCAGTGATACCGGCAGCATCCATAACCCTGACCACGAACACCTGTTAGAGGCTGACCTCTGCTTTATGTGGGCGTCTGACTCGTTCGCGAAGAAAGGGCGCTTAGTCCTCGGTCAGACCGAGCAGATGATGCTTCGTGCCGGTGGTTGGCAGAAAGCCAGAATGGAACAGCAGATGCATGAATGGTTCGGGCGCATCCCGAAGTTCATCATCACGCTGGCGGCCGACTACTGCTCACAATGCAGTGACCTCGAGTTCTGCGCACTGGTAGAGCATGAGCTTTACCACATTGCCCAAGCCACCGATGACTACGGCGCGCCTAAGTTCAACAAAGAGACCGGGCAGCCGGTGCTTACACTGCGCGGCCACGACGTCGAAGAATTCACTGGTGTCGTACGTCGATACGGTGCCAGCAAAGAAGTACAGGAGCTCGTTGATGCGGCCAATGCGCCTGCTGAAGTGGCTCACATCGATATAGCCAGGTCGTGCGGGACGTGCATGTTGAAGCTGGCGTAACGCTTTATTCAGATTGTCATGGAGGTAGCCTGTGGCAGCATTATCGATAGAGGTTAAAGCCTTCATCGTTCAGTCACTGGCCTGCTACGAGACCCCGGTAAAAGTCATTGAGCTTGTAAAGGCTGAATATGGCATCGATGTCTCACGGCAGCAGGTGTCGCAATATACGCCAGGCAACGCAATGGCGGCCAAGTTGAGTCAGAAGTGGATCGACCTGTTCAATACCACCCGTAAACGATTCCAGAATGAGATCGCCGACATCCCGATCGCCAATAAAGCGTACCGGTTGCGCGTTCTTGACCGAATGGCGACCAATGCTGAAAAGATGAAGAACTACGGCATGACCTCTCAACTTATCGAGCAGGCCGCCAAAGAAATGGGCGATGCCTACACCAATAAGCACAAGTTTGAACATTCCGGCCCGAATGGTGGTGCCATCCAGACGATCACCATGAGCAAAGAGGAATACAAATCCGCACGGCAGGAGATGATGGAGGATGACGACTGCTGAGCAAAGGGCATTTGCCCGTAAGGTTGAATGCGAAGAGGACGGTCTCTATTACGCTCGCTACTTCTTCAAGCAGCGCACCGGCGGAAAGATGATAGTCGCTCCTCACCACAAGGTGATTCAGCAAACGCTGGACCGCGTAATTGATGGTGAGATTCAACGCCTGATCATCAACGTACCGCCTGGCTACACGAAAACGGAACTGGCGACCATCAATATGATGGGCCGAGGGCTGGCGCTGAACTGCCGGGCCCGTTTCATGCACCTGTCCTATTCGCACAACCTGGCGCTGCTGAACTCATCCACTGCGCGCGGCATGATTAAGTCGCAGGCATACCAATCCATGTGGCCGATGGCGCTGCGCGATGACGCTGACAGCAAGGCTATGTGGTGGACTGAGCATGGCGGGGGAGTTTACGCGTCTTCTGCCGCAGGACAGGTTACAGGTTTCCGTGCCGGACATATGGAGCCGGGATGGCAGGGCGCGCTGATTATCGATGACCCGGTTAAGCCGGACGACGCTTACTCAGAGATCGTCCGCGACGGCGTTAACAACCGTTTCAACGAGACAATCAAATCACGACTGGCGATCGAGACGACGCCTATGATTGTCATCATGCAGCGCATTCACTACCACGACCTGAGCGGCTATCTGCTGCGTGGCGGGAGTGGTGAGAAATGGCATCACCTGAATCTGCCGGTGATTATCGATAGCAGCCGCAGTTACGAAGAAACTTACCCGGAAAACACCCACGCTATCCCGATTGACCACGGCTTGCCTGATGGCTGGCTGTGGCCTTTTAAGCATAACGAATCGCACCGTGTATCGCTGTTTTCTCACCGGCGCACAGCCGAAGCCCAGTACATGCAGAACCCTAAACGCTTCAATGCGGAGGGAGCACTGTGGAACGAGGAGATGATCAGCGCCGCACATGCGATGCGGATCACGCTGGAGTTGTCCCGTACGGTAGTGGCAATCGACCCGCAGGCCACCAACAGCGAAGAGAGTGACGAATCAGGGATTGCCGTCGCCAGTGTTTATGGTTCCGGCGATGAAAGACAGTACAGCCTCGATGCGGATTACAGCGGGAAGTATTCGCCTAACGGCTGGGCTACCAAAGCCATTGAGGCCTACGAGCAGCACGAAGCTGATGCGATCGTCATCGAAACCAACCAGGGCGGCGATATGGCGGAAGATACGCTGCGCAATGCCGGGTTCGGCGGCCGCATCATCCGCGTGCACGCCAGTAAGGGCAAATACGCACGTGCAGAACCTATCTCCGCGCTGTATGCGCAGGGCCGAGTCGCTCACAGGGGAAGCCTCTACGAGGTAGAGAACCAGTTTATGGAATACGTACCATCGACTGCGAAGAAGTCACCTGACCGTCTTGATGCCGCGGTATACGCGCTCACCGAATTATCTGAACCACAATCAACCGGCATGTTGGTGCGCTCGCGCTGACGGAGGAAACCGTGAACGAAAGCGAAAATAAACAACTCGCCACGAACGCCAGCATCGACCGCGAGCGGATGCGTTACGTCAACGCGCTGTTCAATGGCACCAGTAACACCAAGCGCCAGCGACTGTACCAGGAGTTTGGGTACCCTAAAGAGCTTTGCTTCGATGACTTTTATCGGGCGTACCGCCGCAACGCAATTGCTGGCGCCGCGGTGACGCGCATGGTTGATGGCTGCTGGGAAGATTACCCGGAGGTTTACGAAGGGGACCAGACGAAGGATGCCACCCAGCAAACAGCATGGGATAAGCGCGTTAACAAGCTGCTTAAGCGATGCTGGAAGCAGATTAAGGGCGCTGACAAACGCAATCTCGTAGGGCGCTACTCTGCTCTGCTAATTCAGGTTAAAGATAGCAAGCCATGGTCGGAACCGGTTGATAAGGCGACGGTTGGCAAGCTGCAGGAAAGGGCGCTTGTCAGGCTAATCCCGGTCTGGGAGGCTCAGCTCGACCCGGTCAGCTATAACGAGGACCAGAACAGCGAGAGCTATGGCGCTGTGAGCATGTATTCGTTCACCGAGATACCGGTGCAGCAGCAGCGCAGTGGCCAGCCAGGGCGAATTATCAATGTTCACCCAGATCGCGTCATCATCCTGGCTGAAGGATCTGATGACGGGCGGCTTGATTCAGGCGAGTCACTGCTGGAAGAAGGATTCAACAAACTGCTGGACCTCGAAAAAGTGTCTGGTGGCGCTGCTGAGGGGTTCCTGAAGAACGCCAGCCGACAGCTCAACTTCAACTTCAGTGCCAAGACAAGCTTTGCGCAGCTGGCTAGAGCACTGGGTGTTAGCGAAGCTCAACTCTCAGAAGGGATGGATGATCAGGTTCGCCGACTCAATGACAGCACAGACAGCGCCGTCATTATGCAGGAAGGTGATACCAGCGTTCTTTCAGTGGCAGTTGCCGACCCTGAGCCAACCTGGCGCACTGCGCTGAGCGAGTTCTGCGCGACGGTTCCTATCCCCGTGAAAGAGCTCGTTGGGATGCAGACAGGTGAGCGTGCCAGCACTGAAGATGCAAAAGGCTGGGGCCGCACCAGGATGAGTCGCCGAAAAGGGTTCCTGACTGACGTTATCACCGATGTGGTATCTCGATTCTGGACGCTCGGGATTATTCCTCCGGCGCGGAATGAAGAAATTACCGTGGGGTGGTCAGATCTCCTGGCACCGAGCCAGGCAGAGAAGATTGCCAACATGGACAAACTCGCGGATGTGGCCGTGAAGTCGACGAACGCGTTTGGCCGCTCAGCTATCACCGAAAACGAGATACGCGCGGCGGGTGAACTGCAAGTCCTGCCAGAACTTGATGATGAGGTGCCGCCAGATGGCAACCAGCCAAAGCCTGACCCTCTGGCCGACCCAGAATCAGAAGCCGAAGAGTCCGGTGATACCACGGTCGAAAGTTGACCCCACAATGTCGCGCAAGTCCGTCAGCAAGATGGAGCGCGACATTGAGGGCCGGTATTACGCGATAAAGGTGGCGTTGAAAGCGCTGTTCGACCAGCGCCTGACCGGACGAGAGCGCGAGGTAAACAGCCATAACTGGCATTTCCTTTGCCACGACCACGGCGAGGATATGCGGCTGTACCAGGTCAACGCCGGCAAGTTCATCTATGACATGTCGGCCCAGGAACTGGCTGACCTGCTGGAGGCGGTGCAGGGCATTCTCGATGATTACCTGCTGGAAGGTGGCGAGCAAAACCTGTGGGCGATGGATTACGTCGTCGCAGAAGCGCAGCGCGGCACGCTGGAGGCATTCAACAACCTCTCGCAGCAGTCGCAGGTGTACGCCAGCCAGACGACGCTACAGCAGCTTTTAAGCAGTCCCGGTTATCTGAACCAGATATCGGCGGCCAGGCTGACAACGTTCAGTGACTGGAAGGTCATCAGCGATACAGCCCGCGGCGACCTGACCAACATCATTACCGATGCGGTTGCGCGCGGGGTGAATCCTCGTGAGACGGCCAGCGTTATCAGCAAGCGCCTCGATGTCAGCATGTCGAAGGCGAAGACCATCGCTCAGACTGAGCAGGTTGGCGCGCTGCGGCAGGCACAATGGAATGAAACGGACTGGGCCGCTGACCGGCTTGGGATGAACACCGGCCTGCTGTGGCTGTCAGCGCTCAAGCCTACGACGCGCACCTGGCACGCCAGCCGTCACGGCAAGGTTTACACCACAGAAGAGGTACGCGACTTCTACGCTGAGAATGGCAACCGGTACAACTGCTATTGCAGCCAGATTCCGGTGCTGCTCAACGACGACGGCAGCATCTTCAATGAAGGGCTGGCGGATAAGCTGAAGAAAGAGCGCCGGCAGTGGAAATTTGCCGAAGCGGCATGATACAAAAAGGTTTTGCGGAGGAGTTATGGCAAAACCAGAAGAGCCGTATCGTAAGTTGATTGTAGAGAGCTTTTACCCAGGCAGCATGTCAGGCAAGAAGGGGAAAGTTCATATCAGGCCGATTCCAGGGCAATGGGCTAGCACCTCACTTGCTGTTGAATGTTCTAAAAAGTTGTCAGATGTGAAGGTTTACCCAATTGGCAGCCAATTTGAAATTACCGCCAAGCTTACCGACAGGGAAGATGGTGGCGAGTACATTTACAGCTCATTCCGATGGGAATTTAAACACATCAAATAGGTCGCCTCGGCGACCTTTTTTATTGCCTTGAACCATCAACGAGGACCCAGCATGAAACGCAACCGCGTTAACGTGCTGACCGTCGTCAACTCCGCTTCAAACATCACCACTGAAACCATCGACGGCAAGCCACATATCGTGGTTCGCGGCATCACGCCTGTCGTGGACGATATCGTGATGAACCGGAAGTTGTACCCGGCAGCAGAAATCGAAAAGGCCTACAACACGCTTGAGTGTAACCCGATGCCGCTGGGCCACCCTAAAGTGGACGGCAAGCATGTATCGGCGCGCGATGTCCGGGCGGTGAATGAATACCACGTAGGGGCCTGGCTGCAGAATGTCAGCCACAACGACGGGAAGGTGACGGGCGACATGTACGTTAACCGCCAGTACGCCGAGTCGAGCGACAAGGGCAAGCGCCTGATTAACCGTCTTGACGAGATGCTGGCCGGTACCAACTCAGAACCGATCCACATCTCCACCGGGCTGCTGTATTCCGGCATCGCCGCAAATGGAGAGTCGAAGGGCAAGAAGTACAACGAGATCGCCACCAACATGATGTTTGACCATGTGGCGGTGCTGCTTGATGAGCCTGGCGCCGGTACCCCGGAGGAGGGGGTGGGTATCTTCGTTAACTCAGAAGGTGATGAACAGCAGATCGAAGTTGCCCGCCTTGCTGATGGTATCGACTGCACCCGCGACGGCCTGATCAACAAAACCAAATTCTTCTTCACCAATGCCTCCAACTTCTCTTTCGACGACATCTCCCGCGCTATCAGTGACAAGCTGCGCGAGGGTGACACCGAAGATAAGTGGCTTTGGCCTGAAACGGTGTGGCCGGACAGCTTCATCTACCGCAATGACACCAAATACCTGAAGCAGAAGTACCTCATCGATGACGACGGCAAGGCCGTGTTCGTCGGCGAACCTGTAGAAGTCGTGCGCAAACCCACTGAGTACGAGATTAAAACCAACGGAGAGAACGATCCGATGAAAGAACTGATTATCAATGCGCTGCAAGCCGCTGGTAAGCCGACTGAAGGCAAGTCCGACGCCGAGCTGATGGACGCATACAACCAGATGAAGGCCGAAGAAGCCACCGCCAAGAAAAAAGGCGATGAAGAAATCGACCCTGAAACCGGCAAGCCCAAGAAAAAAGAGCAGGCCACCAATAACGAAGAGATGCCAGCGTGGGCGCAGAAACTCGCCGATCGTGTGGACGTCGTTTTCAACAGCCTGAACGCGAACGCCGACAAAGAGAAGGGCGAAAAGCGCGCGGCTGTGAAGCTGGCGATGAACATGAGCGACGACGAAGTCGCTGATCTTGACGGCAAAGCGCTAGACGCTATGTACGCCAAGTGCCAGACCTCTTTCGGCCTGAACGGTGCATTCCGCCAGGCAACCAACACCCCATCAGTCAGCGAAATGCCGGAGTAAAAAATGGCTAAAGACGGAAAACACGTAATTCACGCCGGTGGCGTATTCCCTAATCCGCTGCTCAACCGTGAAGGCCGCGCTACTGCGGTCAAGCCTGGCACCCTGGGCTTCTTTGATGCTGGCGTCTTCAAGGTGTCGGTAGATGGTAGCGAGACAGCGATTATCTATGTCGCTGACTTCGATTATCTGCGCTGCAAAACGGTAGATGACACGTTTGCTGTAGACGATCTGCTGGTTGGCATCCACCCACTGCCGGGAATGTTCCTGAATGTCCGCGCTGCCGCCGGTACCTACAAAAAAGGCGACGCTCTCTCAATCGTCAACGGCCAGGTGAAGAAGTGGGCCACTGGCGAAAATGATCGCTGCTATTGCGACGAAGAGCGCTCAATCACCGCCGCTGCTGGCGACCTCATTCGCGTAGTGATTAAGTAAGGAGTCACTGAATGCTTGTTTATTCTAAATCGCTGGGCGAAAAAACCGGCAACCTGGCCGTGAACCAGTACCAGTTTGGTATGTTGACGCAGGAGCGTAATGCCGCTTTGAACCATCAGGGCATTAACGTAATGCAGGAAATGGCTGATCGCCTGAATGCAGTCAATCAGCTGAATGGCATCAACGCTGTTCGCTCACCTGCTGATCTGTACAAAGCTTTTGACCAGACTGTTCTGCGTCAATTCCAGCAGAATACTGAATTCACCCTGTTTAACGACCTGATGCCGCTGTCTCGTTCGGTGCGCATCAACCAGACCGTTTACGAATACGCCAAGTCCGGCGGCCGCATGTGGGCTCACACCTCCATGTCAGGCCAGATCGGTGCCGCGCTGGATGCCGTGCAGTACCAGTACGACGGCACGATGGTTCCGGTACACGATACTGGCTTCAAGTTCCACTGGCGTGAGCCGCGTCTGAACAACCCGGATGCGTTCGACATCATCTCTGATGCTCAGTTCGAGTCCACCAACGAAGTCCGTCGCCAGTATGTGGATTACATCTACAACGGCTATCGTGACGCGGAAGGTAACTACATCAAGTTTGATGAGAAGACCTGGAAGGGCCTGAAGAACGATGAGCGCGTTGCGATGGTTGATCTTGGCGCATCTGGGCTGAATATCGACTTCACCAGCGCCTCCGCCACGGCAGAGCAGATCCGTAATGCGGCGATTAAGCTGCGCGACACTCTCAAGCTGACCAACAATCAGTACGCAGAGCAGACCTGGTATGTGTCGAGCGCCATCATCTCCAACCTTGAGCGCTACTTCAGCGACAACTACCAGTCTGACACCATTCTGCAGGAGCTTCTGAAACTGTCCGGCATTTCCGCAATTAAAGAAGATGCTCAGCTGACCGGCAACCAGATCCTGATTGTTCCGCTGACTGCTGGCGTGATTGCTCCGATTGTAGGCCAGGCGTTCGGTACCGTTGCCGATCCACGCCCGTTCTACAACAGTGATTACATCTGGCGCACATGGGGCGCTGCTGGCCTGATGGTTAAGACCGACATCAACAGCAAGAAATCTGTCATCTACGCACACAGCTAAGGGGTGAGATATGGCACTGGTTAAAGTGATTAGCGATAACCTTTTCTCCGGTGCCAATCTTCAGAAACTGGAGGTTGGTGCAAAGGTAGAGGTCAGCGAAGAGACTGCGAACAAATGGAAATCCGCTGGACTGGTAGAAATCCTATCTGGCGGTGACCGCAAGCTGGAAGTGGCGACGCCAGGCAACGATGAAGACAACCCAGCTAAATCGAAGAAGGCGAAATAACCATGGCTGACCCAATCACAGCGGCAGACGTGCAGGCGTACCTCGGTGAATTGGGTTACACCATTCCCATGGCGTTGCTGGAGCCGATCCTCTGCGTGGTGAACAAGATTATTCCGTGCCTCGATGGTGCGGGGTATGACGAGTGCACCGCGAAGCTGATCCTGATGTACGCCGCCGCGCTTATGGCTACGTCGTCCGGCGCGCGTCGTATCAAATCGCAGGGTGCGCCGTCCGGCGCTTCCCGCTCGTTTGAATATGGCGACGACAGCATTACCTGGCTGCGCGACTCGCTGGCCAGGCTTGATACCAGCGGTTGCACTGGTGAACTGCCTATCAGCGCCGGTAACAGCGTCGGCTTATTCATGGTGGTCGGGGGCTGCTGATGACGTACAAATCAGTTAAGCACGGGCTGCCACGCTCGTTCACCCGCGTATGGGTAATGACCGACACTGGGCGGGAGACTACCGGCTACGTTAAGTCGGACGGCGAGTGGCATATCAACTGCGCGCGCATCCGGGCGACTGGCGCGAAGGTGCTGAGGTGGAAGGAGTGAATATGGCAACTGTAAAAAGCATGGTTAGCGCGTTGAATGTGACGGTAGTTTTCCGCGTTGCCGGAGAAGCTAAAACTTTCAGTGAGACAGTGGTTTCACCAATCGTCATTGAGCGGTATTTGCAGCTGGAATGCGGTGATGTCATAGGCCTTTTCGTGCCGGTCGGTAAAGGCCAGCAGGTCAATGCGCTGAATATCGAGTGGTTTGAGATTGAGCGCATTCCGGTGCCAAAGGAGTAACTCGTGTCGAGTGTTGCAAACTGGTCTTACACCGCCACGGCGACCATCTGGCGAAAGCTGGAAGGCAATGACGAATACGGCGACCCGCTGGGCTATGCCAAACCTGAGCAAATTCTCTGTGATTACGAGGGCGGACTCAGCAAAAAGTTAGCCAGCCTAGGTGCCGAAATCGTCGTGAAGAATACCGTCTGGACAGAGTTCGCTCTGGCGGGCGCGGGTGATTACCTGCTGATTGGTGTATCGACCGAAGCCGACCCGGTTGTGGCCGGTGCCGACGAGGTGCGGCAGGTTATCCGTTACGCCGATACGTTCGAGCGCCTGGCGGATGATTACGCCATCCTGACGGGAGTGTAGTCATGGGCATCAAAGTGAAGGGCGTCAGCCAGGCGAAAAAGCACCTGAACGATGTCATTAACGACGTTAAGGGGCGCAAGGTAATCCGCGCGTTGCAGTCAGCGATGATGCTTATCGGTACCCGGGCGGCATATTACACCCCGATCGACACCTCAACTCTGATTAATAGCCAGTTCCGCGAAATCGACGCTGGCGGCGTGCTCATCACCGGGCGCATCGGTTACTCAGCGAACTATGCCGCGTACGTGCATGAGGCTTCAGGCAAGCTGAAAGGCCAGCCGCGCGCGCACTTCGGCGTGACCAGTAACCGGTCTGAGTTCGGCCCGCAGAAGCCGAAAGAGTTCGGCGGAGGGACCGGAAAGGGTAACTACTGGGATCCGCATGGTGAACCGCAATTCCTGACCAAAGGCGCAAATGACGAGCGCGATAACGTTGATGCGGTGATGCGTAAGGAGCTTTCGCTATGACACCCATGATGCACGAGCGGGTGCGCAACATGTTCGGCGACGCCGGGCTAACTGCCGGTTTCACGGTGCAGCAGTTGATGTACGACGACCCGGACGACCTGTCGAAGGCGATCATGGTGTTCAGGCCAAACGGCGGGTCGAACATCCGCACTGACCTCGGTTCTGAGTATCACGTCCTGGTCGACGTTGTCGGCGCAAAGGACAAGCGCAAAGACGCGCTCAACGCCGTGCAGCGCATCGTCGATTACGTCCAGGCAAACCCCATGGCTGACGAGTGCGTCGGCTACATCCAGAACATGGGCGCAATTCCCGCGCCGGTGCTCACAGAAGAAGGGCGAATAGTCTTCCGACTCCAGTTCGCCTGCACTTACGGCGAATAGCCATTCCCAACCAAATAACCCGCCTCGGCGGGTTTTCTTTTATACGTCAAAGAGGAGTTTCACATGGGTAACTGCCCGAACTCGAACGAGCGCCTTTTCGGCGGTGCGGTCGTGCTGGAAGTCGCCGATGGCTGCCCGGACGTCAAGCCACTCGAAGGTGAGTGGATGGCGCTGGCCGCTGGTACGTCGAAGGGCTTCGACTTCAACCCGAACTCGGTTACCTCTGATGCTGATGACGGCGGCGGCTATGTCGAGACCATCATCACCAACAGTGACTTTACCCTGAGCTTTGAAGGTGAGGTGCGCAAGAAGGACAAGCTGGATCAGTACGGTGTCGGCAAGTTCATCAAGTATTTCGCTGACGAGCTGAAGGCCAAGCGCCAGCCTGGGATCTGGGTGCGTATGGATTACGGTCCGGTCGAATTCGTTGGCTACATGAACATCACGGCGCTGAGCTCTGACGGCGGTACCAACGACATCGTCACATTCTCCACCGAGTTCAAAGTCGGCGATGCAACCACCATCGAAGTGAACGAGCTGACTGCGGTTGCGGTGACTGGCGTAACTGTAACCCCGGCAACCAGCACCGGCGCGGCTGGCGGTACCAGCACATTCACGGTGAATATCGCACCAACCGGAGCAACCAATAAAGACTTCACCGTTGCATCAACCGATCCAACCAAAGCCACTGCTACAGCATCCGGCACCACCGTCACGGTGAATCGCGTCGCTACAGGCAGCGCGCAGATCATCATCAACACCGAAGATGGCAACTTTGTGGCCGTGCATACGGTTACCGTTACCTAACGGACATTCCAAAGGGCGGCGTGCTGCCCTTGATAATGACTGTTTAATGGAAGGCATATGACTGCTTTAACCGATATTGGCGAACTATCTATTAGCGACAGCCGCGCAGGCGGTAAAGATTACCTGCTACGGCCTTCATTCGAGGCTATGACGAGGATCGGTACCCCGGAAGAGATTGTGCAGGCATACGCCACCATCCACGGCAATGATGTCGCTCGGCTCATTGAGGTTTGCGCTGGCACGCTGGGGCGCTTTCCTGAATGGCTGTCTCCTTCTTTCAACCGCGCCGCTGAGAAACTTTTATCAACGTGCATGCTGGTGCTGCAATCGTGCTGCGATGACGACCTGGCGCCAATGATAGGCGAGTGGAAGGGGTGGCGGCACTGCGTCGTATACCGCCCGGGAAGTTTACCAAAGAACGACATCATCGTGCTGGCGCAGCATCTCATGCAGCACGGCATCGTCGGGAAAGCCAGGGTTCGCCAGTTGCAGCGCCATGAAACAGGCGAGCGCACTACAGAGTTCAAAGCATTCGACTACATCAGCGCAGCTCGCAGCCACTTTGGCATGAATCGCGCCGAAGCCTCGCAGTTAACGATGACCGAATTTCAGATGCTGTTGGCGGCAAAATACCCGGACCAGAAAGGCTTCACTCGCGATGAATACGACAGCATCGCTGACGAATACCTGGCTAAACAGGCCGCGCGACGCAAAAGGGCTTTGGCATAAGTGAGTTCTGTCGTTGCCGGATCCCTGCTACTCTTTTGGCACATTTATTAAATGGGATAGGGATATGAAGAGGTTGTTAACGGTAGCGATTCTTATTTTTTCTGCTCCGTGTTTTGCAAATACTGACACCTCCATTGCATCTGCTAAAGCCGCGGTAACCAAGAAGTTAGAATCTCGCTATAAGCCAGGTGAATGTGACAAGTGGAAGTTAATGGCGTCTGGTGACGCTATTGCACAAGGGAGTGCTATTGCAAAATGTGATAATGAATTTAACCCTGAATATGGGTTTGCTTTCAGCTCCTTAGAAGTAAACGGTGATGCGGGCAAAGAGTCAGTATGTGGTGTCGTTAGTGGAAGAACGGACGTCAGCAGAATAGGTGCTCGCTTTGTTTACGAGGTTAAAACAGGATACGTAACGATAAAACCTTCAAAATATCCAATGGCCTCACTCGCGTCATCCGGTGAATTAGGTAAAAACCACATTAAGATAGAAAATAAACAGTACGAATTGGTACATAAATCGCAGTGTAACTAACCATTGTTTATAAAAAAACCTCGCTCCGGCGGGGTTTTTTATTGCCCGGAGAATGACATGGCAGGTGAGAAGAACGCCGGTAGCATCGTTTATGAAATCAGCGCCGACGTTGAGCCGCTGTTACAAGGCGGCAAACAGGCCATTGATGCCCTGGATAAACTGGATGCTGCGGCCCAGCAGTCCGGAAAGGGGATGGATAACCTTGACCAGAGCACATCACAAACCGGCTCGGCGTTTACTGAACTGGCTGGTTATGCCAATTCCATGGATAACCAACTGCGCAAGCTGAACACCAACGTGAGTGGCATTGCCCGTGCAATGGAAGAGGCCCGTAGCGGCACAGGTGGTGCGAGCAGTGAATTCAGCCGTGCGGAATCAATCATCGAGGCGCTGGGTAACCAGCTGGCTGTGCTGGATGAAGCGCAGGAGAACGGCGCGCGCAGTGCGGCTGTTCTTGCTGCACAGCTCCGCGCCGGGTCGAAAGCGACAGACGAAGAGAAGCAGAAGATCGGCGAGTTGACCGGGCGGCTCTTCGACATGAAAGGTGCTGCTGATACTTCGATGGGCAGCAACAAAGGCTGGAAGTCCAGCATGCAGCAGGCTGGTTACCAGGTGCAGGACTTTATCGTACAAGTCCAGGGTGGGCAATCTGCATTAGTAGCATTCGCCCAGCAGGGATCGCAACTCGCTGGCGCGTTTGGTCCAGGCGGCGCGGTAGTTGGCGCAGTGATCGCGTTGAGCTCTGTCATCGCTGGCGTGCTGATTACATCGCTTAATGGTGGAAAGAACGCCATGGACGCGCTGAAAGATGCAGCCGAAGCGATGGATAAGGTGATCACCATTTCCCAAAATGGCGTGGCCGCTCTGTCTGATAAGTACGCGAACCTGGCAAGAACAAACGCCGAGGCAGCAACCATCCTGAGAAATCAGGCAATGATTGAGTACAACGCTGCCATAGCGAAGATCCCTAAATCCATCAACGATGCTTCCAGTTCTATCGTTGGATTCACCGACAAGTTGAAGACTTCTTTCGTTGGTGGTATTGCCTCCATCGATGAATTCAACAAAAACCTTTCTACAGTCGGGGCAACAGCTGACAACTACTCGGCAGCCATGGAGCAAGCAAGGGACGCCGGGGCAAAGTTCACCGTGAACGCCAACGCGATCCAGAACACAGTAACCACGCTTGCCGATAAATTTGGCGTGTCTGAGCAGCGCGCATTCGAGCTAAGCAAGCAACTCTCTGATGTGGCGAACAATCCAACGCCTGAAGCACTACAAAGGCTCGTTCTTGAACTTCAGAGCACAGAGAGTTCGACAAAGTCAGGAGCTGATGCAATAAGGACGTTCCTTGGCCCGCTGACGGAACTCGTTCGAGTAGCTGGCGAGGCCCAGATCAATCTCTCCGGAATGAAAAAAGAGGTCGACAATCTTACCTCAGGGCAGAAGAACCTTATAAAGCAGTCAGAACGCAATCTGGCACTGTCTAAGCTACAGGGGGAGGCCCGCGCGCGGTTGCAGGCGCAATACGCTGCCGAAGATGCCGGGTTTGCGAAGGATGATCCGCACGCTAAGCAGATGCAGGATGACGCCGCCGCTACGTACAAAAATACGCAGGCGCAAAAGGCACTTCAGTCCGAGCAGAAGAAAGGCGCCTCTCAGGCTGATTCTATTACTCAGAAACTGGCGAACCTGAAGCAGCAGTCAGAGCTAGCTGCCGACTCAACAAACAAGCTGAGCCGCGAACAAGCGATCCTGAATGCTCAGCAGTCACTTGGTAAAGGCGCAACGAAGGAACAGATCGCGCTGGCTGGGCAGTACGCCGCAACAAAATGGGACACTGCCAACGCCATTAAGGCGCAGTCCGCAGCCGAGAAGCTCCTGCCAGAAGCGCGCGAAAACGCCAACTATAAACAGGATGTTGAGGATCTGAATACCGCTCTGGCTGCGAAGAAAATCAGTCAGGAACAGTTCAATAAGACATCCGAGCGACTGGAGGCAACTCACCAGGCAAACCTCGCAAAAATCCGCGCGCAGCAGGCCGTGACGCCTCAACAAGAGGCAGTTGCACAGGTTGATCCAGTGCAGCAATTAGCTAATCAGCACGCTCAGCAACTGGCCCTTATCCAACAGTTCGAGCAGCAGGGGTTATTAGCTCACCAGAATGCATTAGCCCTTAAAAATGCTGCCGATACGCAGTATGAGCAGCAAAGAACCGCTGCACAATGGGAGCTTCTTAGCCAGCAGAGCCTGGGGTACAGCATGCTGACAAGTGCAGTAGATGCGTTTTCAGGTAATGCATCCAATGCGTTAACCGGGCTGATCACCGGAACGATGTCAGCGCAGGATGCTATGCGTTCTCTCGGGAATACGATGCTGAACAGCGTGGTCAATGCGCTAGTCCAGGTTGGAGTTGAGGCCCTCAAAAACTTCATTATAGGGCAGACATTGGGCGCAGCTTCTACGGCTGCTTCTGTCGGTATGGCTACCACGACTGCGGCCGCATGGGCTCCAGCCGCAGCGCTGGCCAGCCTGGCATCCTTTGGCGCAAACTCAGCGCCTGCGATGGCTGGTATTGCATCTACCGTTGGGCTTGCTCAAGGTCTGGCTTTGGCTGGGGCCAGATACAATGGCGGACCTGTGTCAGCGGGAAGCATGTATCAGGTCGGTGAGCGAGGGAAGCCGGAGATTTACCAGGCCAACACCGGTAAGCAGTACATGATACCGGGCGACAACGGCAAGGTGATCAGCAATAAGGACATGACTTCCGGTGGAGGGGGCGGTGCTCCGATTCTCAACATCTACAACTACTCATCCGCCTCTGTAGATGCTCAGGCTACACAGAACGGTGATGGCTCATGGACGCTTGAGGCTTTCATCGCTGACATGAATAACGGCGGACCGGCAAGCAACGCCATAACCAGCAACATGAATGTTAAACGCACGCCAAGGGGGCAGGGCTGATGCCAATTATCGACTATCCCGACTGGCTGCCGCTGGCGCAGAAGGCCAGCAAAAACATGACGCTCGATACCGGGTTCCAGGCCGATCAGCCAGCGGTCGGCCCGGCTATCTTCCAGAACCTTACCGACGACCTGAAAGTGACCTGGTCGCTGACGTGGATCTTTACCCTGGCTGAGGAGCGAGCTTTTCAGCAGTGGCTGCGCAGCCCGAACTATCTCAACCGGGGACTGAACTGGTTCCGGATGAATATCAACCTAGGTGGCAGCGGTCTCCAGTTGCAGGAGCTTCACTTCACGCAGATGCCGGTGCAAACCAGTATCGACGGCGGAGTGGTGACCTGGACGGGAACCGTTATTGCCAACCACCTGTACAACGCCGATGACGAGTTTGACGACGTAATTGTTGAGCTGCCGCCGCCGTGGCCTTCAGTGCTTGATATCGTGGTGACTGGCTATCCGGACGGACGCGATCCAGAAAGTCTTCCGAGGGTTCCCTGATGCCTTCATATCGTGAATATAATCAGAAGCGCCCGATTAGCGGCTGTTACAACACCATCACGTTCTATCACCCCTCCTTTGGTTACGTCCGCCTCGTCGACAAACAGTTCTTCCCGAAGACGCTTGGCGGCCAGACGTACACGCCTGCGCGGTTTGAAATCGAAGAGAGCCAGCAGAGCGGAACTCCGGTAATCGACGCAACGGTGAAGCTTGGGCGACTGTCTTCAGATATCAAAACGCTGATGAAGAAGTGGAGTGGTGTTTCCAGGCTGTCGCCTGTCACGGCAACTCGTCAGGTTTTCGATAGAGTTGATACCTCTACGCCAATGAAGAATTGGACATTATTTGTAAAAACTGTCGATGTTGTTTCAGATAACGCATCAGTTACTTTATCAATGACAAACCCGCTAAATAACAACATTGGCCAACCATATGATCCAGTCGAATACACGGGGCTTCAGTACCTCTGATTTTATCAGCAGGATGATCGGCGTGCCGTGGTCTAACCGCGCCTGCTCATTCTTAAAGACTGATTGCTGGGGGCTGGTTGTGCTGTATTACCGACATGTGCTCGACATTGAGCTGCACCAGACGCCGGGTTACGAAGCCGGGGAAGATTTCTTCACCTGCTATCAGGGAGACGTCGTTTTCTGGCGCAAGGTCGATAAACCGGTCGAGGGCGGGATATTCGTCGGGTACCGCGGCACGCAACCGGCACACGTTGGCCTGGTACTGAACCGGCAGGCGCTACACTCGCGTGGAGAGAACGGAAGCGTGCGCATGGACTCGTTGCTGGTCATTCAGCGGGCATTCACCAAAGTGGAGTTTTTCGAATATGGCGCTGGTTGAGATATCGAATTTTCCAGGAACTCCTAAGCTGCGTTGCAGGGTGCCAAACGGCACCCTTTTTTATGACTGGCTGGCGGCCAATGACGCTACTTTCCACCGTGACCTGCTGATTGTCCGCAATGGCGTAAAGCTGGGTGACGATGATGAGCTGGCGTTTGAGCTGAGCGAGCTGGACCACATCCAGATATTCGACCAGCCAAAGGGCATTGTCGACGACATCCTGAGCCCGATCTTTAAAGTGGTGGGCCAGGTATTTTCGTTCCTGGCGCCGAAGCCAGCTATAGCGAACAACGGCGGTAATACCGTCGACTCGCCCAACAATAGCCTGACCGGCCAGACAAATACCGCTCGCGTTTACAAGGCCAAGCCGGATATCTATGGCCAGATTCGTTCGTTCCCGGATCTGATTCAGGAGTCGGTATTCGAATATGTACACCAGACTTCCACAGACGGCGGCCTGAAGTACGTCACTGAATGGATGTGCATCGGGATCGGCAAATACGATTACGAGTCTGTGCGCTACTCAGAATCGAGCCTGGGCTCCCTGGCTGGTGCCGAATTCCAGTTCTTCCAGCCAGGAGAAGTTATCCCGCAAATCGTCGAGGGATACGGGTTCGATGACGTTGACGGTCAGGAGGTTCCCGGGCAGAACGAAGCCAGCGACTTCCCTATAGAAACAGCAACGGCAAACACGGTGGTCAGCGGAACGTATTCCGGCGGCCAGATAGCGATGAAAATCGTGAAACAAGCCGAGTTCGACTATTTCATGGGGCTGGTTCTGCCGCACGCTGTGACTTTCACCATCAACGTGACGTACAGCACGGCCTCAGGCAGCGTCACCACCGACGCGACATTCTCAGGCACGCTGATTTCAGCGGTTGAAACAAACGATGGCGCGGTGGTGAATCCGGTGCGCTGGTACACGTTTACGATGAACCAGCTCGAAGGACCGCAGGACATCCCGGCGAATGCCACGATCAACACCACGAAATTCATCCTCAACGATAACGAGGCGCTGGTGGTTGGGCCGTTCTTTTCCCCGGTCGAGTCAACGCAGCTGTGGCTGCATACCCAGTCCAGCCTCGGTGGGAAGAAAGAGACCAACTGGAAGGTTGTCATCTGGAAAATCGACGACGACTACAACCAGGTGCCGGGAACGCAGCAGACGTTTACGTACCGGCAGACGACTCCGCACCAGTCGACGAGCGAGGTGTTTTATCGCACTGACAAGATCACTCCGACCGGCGGGTTCGGGAAATACGCGGTCAGCTTCCAGCGCACGGATAACTCCGGCGATGCTTCCCTACTGAAGGTTGAAGAGATCCACAGCATCAACATCAGGATGAATGTCGTTCACCCGACCGATACGCTGGTGCGGGTGAAGGTGAGGGCGACAGAGAACGCCTTGGGCAGCCGGGAGCGCAAATACAACGCGCTGGTGACCCGCCACACCATCACTTACAACCTGGACACGCAGACGGTGGATTACACGCTGCGTCCGTCTCGCTCGTTCGCTGATGCAGTGGCTCACACCTGGCTCATCATGGGTGAGCAGCCGGTAAGCAGCATTGACCTGTACGGGCTGTACTCGATCGCCGAAAGCCTGCCTGATGAGCGACTGGGCTACTTCGACTACACGTTTGACGACGAGAACGACTCACTCGGCGATCGCGTGCAGGCGATCTGCAATGCGGCGTCGGTGGTGGCGTACTGGGATGACGGCGTGCTGACGTTTACTCGAGACCAGAAGGTTGATTACCCGGCGGCCGTATTCAACCGGGCGAACATGAAAACTGACGAGTACAAAATGACATACGAGGCCACGCTTCCTGGCGGTTATGACGGCGTTCAGGTGTCATACGTCCACCCCACATCGAACAACAAGACGTACATCAACTACCGGGTTCTGAACGGCGCCATCGTTGAGCAGGAAGCGGAAAACCCAAACAAGCTGGAGATTGTCGGCTTCCGTAATGAGTATCAGGCCCGGGAGCGCGCATTACGCGAAACCAAGCGACTGATCTACTCGCGCGTGAAGATGAACGCCAAAGTGTTTGAGGACGGTATTATCCAGGTCGGTAGTGTCATTCAGATGCCAGACATCTACGACAGCAACCAGCAACAGGGTTACATCACCGGGCGCGCCGGTAATAACTTTGATACCAGCGAGCCGATCACGTTTACCGGTTCGATGTATGTGCTGGTGACAGACAGCCTGGGTAACCCGACGCTGCGTTATCCAGCGGCGGCGCGTGGCGACACGAAGTACGGATTCACCGCGGCTATCCCCAACATTCAGCTCAATATCTGGAACGGAGACACTGTGCAGCTCCCGTCCCGCTACCTCATCGCGACCGTTGAGGAACTGGACAGTCAGCTATGGACGGTCAACAGCATCAAACCTAACACAGATAACACGGTATCTCTGACCGTCGCTGAATATAGCGACGCCATCTACCAATAAGAACCGTCCCCGACCAACCGAACCCGGCCACCGCGCCGGGTTTTTTTATGGAATCAATATGGCTACGCAACCTACCAATTTGCCTGTACCAAGCGAATCTTATCGCGACCTGAAGTTTAACGCGGGGAAAATTGACGAATTCGTTACGTCTTTAACGCTGCAATACATCGATCGCTTTGGCAATGCTCATTACACCATCGAGGGCCTGCGCTGGCTGGCGCAGCAGGCTATTGCTCAGTATGGATGGATACCTGTAGGAACCTTCCAGGATGGCGCTACGTTAACTTTGCCTAACCAAATACTTAAAGATACTACAGATGGTGCATACTACCGTTGGGACGGTGTTTTACCTAAGACTGTCCCGTCTGGTTCAACTCCGTCTACGTCTGGCGGAACTGGCGTGGGGGCATGGTTGAGCGTAGGTGACTCTACTCTACGAGCTATGTTAGCAGCGCCTGGTGGCGACAAACATATAGGTAGCTCATGGGGTGGGGGCAGTGTATGGGAAGATTATGCACCAAAGAAAAAGGTTTTTTTGGGTGTGCGATTACTCCCAACAATGTCTCAGGCAGATATACAGTCCGCGCTCCAGGCTGGAGGTAATATTTATTTTGATGTTACTGAGGATGGACTAACTACAGATTATGTTCTTAATACTGGTTATAACCTTTATGAGAATACCAGAATATACTTCCACCCCAAGGCTAAGCTGGTTGCCAATGCAAATAACATAATAATGTTGAATGCAGATCCATCAATAACGTTAACAGGCTATGTCAGAAACCTGAAAATATTCGGGTTCAGGCTGTCATTTAACAACAAGACAGGAGTCACTGGCGCTAAGTTTGTTAGATGCAGGAACAATAGTGGCATTTTTAACTCCTGGATTGATATGGGATTGGGTGCTAGTTGCACTGGCGTACTTGTTAGCACATTGTGTTATGGATTTAAAAATGATGGCCTCGAAATACTAAATGGTGGTTCTGGTTCACTTTGCTGCGTGTACGAAGATGGAGCAAATGCCTGTCTTCTCGACAACTATAACATGTATAGTGCAGACCCATCAGGCGCTTTACCTGACTACAGGATCCTGATTCGAAGCACGAAAGATGGCAGCGAAGGCAACGGAACTACAACGTTCAGTACGTTCTCAATCATGATCGGTTCAGGGTTCATTCAAAACAGTGAGCGTTATGGAATCCTTGATAATGGTGCGTACGGTACGATGATTGGGAACAACGTTTATTTTGAAGGAAACAAAATAAATGATGTTCGTTTGTCCGGGTCAAAAGGTGCTGTAGTTGATGGCACTCATCATTCTACAGAGCTGGGTGCGGCCTGCGTCGGCGCAAGGAATACAGTTGGCTGTGTAATTAGAGATACACAGTTAAGAGGATCTCGCTCAACTGGATATTACGATATAGATACAAGCAACACAGATTGCTACATAGACTATCACCGCGATACAGGTATATCTTCACTCGGCGTTGTAACCGGTGCTATCGTTAACCGCGCAACTGGTCGAGTAGCAAGTGTTGTCCTCCCTGCAAGCATTAACCTTCGGTCAGGGAATAATATTTTTTATGTCAATGTTGTTAATAATGACAACATCTCTGTTTCTGGAAGTACTTACAACGGAATGACCATTGATATAATTGTTAGAGGTGCCAATTTAACTAACGTCACATTTGCAGGTCTCCCTCTTGATATGACCGCAGCAAATACCGCGGTCATAAAAACAACAAGAGTCACAGCGACGTATATCAACGCTATAGGGAATTGGGTCTTGAGCCACAACCGATGGCTGGCGGTCGGCTAAAGATATTCCTTATCATGAATACTGTAGCAACAGCGATGCTTATATCGAACAAGAACATAACTCTGGTTCCACTTGCGTAAGCTGTAGGAGAGAAACCAATCATTAGCGCGGAAAGGACTCCGCAAACTAAGATAACGCTTATTTTTGTTGCTTCTTTTTTCGAGCTTGAAGCCATCAAACATGTAATTAAAATGGATGATAACGAAACAAGGTTTATAAGGTAATTTAAGTATACTGATGCATGCCCCCAAGATGAGGGCTTAATATAATTATCAGAACGCAATAATTCACTTATATGTGTTGATGGATAGAACAATAGTAGAAAGGTAACTATTTTTAAAGTAAATACCAGAGCCATGGATTTAACCGCTATGCTTTGTTCTTCCCTTAGTAACAGATATGAGAGTGAAGCAAAGCAGCATGCAATGAAAAGAAAATTATCTTCGAAGTTAACTTGATTTGAAATTCTATCAACACCTACTGACAACTTGTACAGAACTCCATAGTTTTCGAAGTCCGGCATCCAGTTGATTATTTCTGAATGGAGACGCACAACGTTACCAGGCGCAGCCAAGACAATTGCGCCACCGCAGAGCAGAGATACAGTGAACGCAGCATCATAAGCTGTTAACCCCTTTGCTTTGAATTTAACAATCATGATAACGGCCGTTGCTATTATGGCGGTAACAGCGAATTGCTCATTATTGCTGGCAAGAAAAATCAGTACACATGAAGACAACTTCTTAAAAATGGACTGATCCATATCAAGATAAATTGTCACGGCATACAGTCCAATAGAAATTGGAATTATATAGTTATAAGCTCCAGTAATCCAAAGAGTTGCTTGCCTGTTAGTGTGGAAGTCAGATAAAAACAAGAGCATAGACAATGCAATGAACGGTATTGTCACCCGTCCATCAATGCTTGCCAGTTTCGATACAGAGAATGCAAGTAAAATACATGAAAGAGATATGGCAATTTGAGGGAACAGATGAACGTTGATGGTTTTCATCAAGAACGCTTCTATCAGAATTCTTCCACTCCATGTGTCATATCTTATTTTAAGTATTTCAAAAATCGAATACTTGCTTAACGCTGTCGAAAAGAAGTGATCATCAGTGATATCCTTAAAAACAACAGAAGAAAAAACATAAATCAAACATATTGCTATCGTCAAAAACGATATTGAATTTAAGCTGTTTCGATTATTTACAAGCATATTTCATGCCTCTAATAACACCTTCGTGCTCTGTGATAATAAAAATTTCGCGCGATGGTTCAACGCCAAACAATCCGAATCGTGATGAAGCAGAATATCCGCTTAAGTCATACTTTTTCTTTTTTTCCTTAAAGTACGTAGTAACGTCAGGCCTGTCCTCTCTAACAGTTTTTACCTTGTAAAGCGTTCCATTTTCATTAATTGCGACATATGTGTTTCCCTTGTACACGCCTTTATAATTGTTAGTAGAGAATATCCAGCCTTTTGCATAAAGCAAAGAATCATTCATGTTGCATTTCTCAACATTACCTTTGACATCATTAAGAACGATGTCATCAACGCCAAAAGATAACTTTTCCGGCTTGTTCCACACAACAAATGTAATAATAACAGCTATTAAGCTAAATATACTCAGTCCGGCAAATAACATTGCAATATGTCTATTGTTAATCATTTCTTTTTCCCTTCAAGACGTAGCGCGGTCTATTTTTAACCTCTACGTAAATCCTTCCTATGTATTCTCCGAGAACACCAATCCCGATCAACTGAATGCCGCCAAGGAAAAGAATAGACACAAGTAAAGATGGATAACCACGTACAGCATTACCGAACACCAACGTGTCGAAAATCATCCACGCACCATAGAGGAAAGCTGCACCGGCCACGAACAAGCCGATGTAAGTCCACATGCGCAACGGGAATGTAGAGAAGCTTGTAATGCCCTCAAGGGCAAGGTTCCATAGTTTCCATCCATTGAATTTCGTGCTGCCAGCAACGCGCTCGGCTCGGGCATACTCGACTACATCAGTGCGCCCACCAACCCATGACAAGACACCTTTCATGAAAAGGTTACGCTCAGGTAAAAGCTTAATATTTTCTACAACCTCACGAGACATGAGACGGAAGTCACCAACGTTTTCTTCAATCTTCGGGTTGCTGATTTTATTGTGAAGCTTATAGAACCACTCGGCAGATTTACGCTTTAACCTGCTGTCGGTAGATCGGTCAGAGCGTTTAGCAAGAACCATATCAGCCCCGGCCTGCCATTTCTCTATCAGGTGAGGAATGACTTCGATAGGGTCCTGCAAGTCTACGTCTATCGGGATAATTGCCTCACCAGTAGCGTGATCTAGTCCGGCGAACAGAGCTGGCTCTTTGCCAAAGTTGCGTGTGAAAGACAGTGGAACCACAAGTGGGTCAGCGATAGAGAGCGCGTTGATAATTGACTCTGTCGCGTCTTTACTGCCGTCATTGATGAAGACTATCTCTACTTCATGCTGCTGAAGCCCTTCAAATTCCCGAACCGTTTTATAAAAAATAGGTATCGCGTCTTCTTCGTTGAAGACGGGAACGACCAGAGAAATTTTCATTTCGCATCCCTAAAGACAATGAACTTTGAATAAATAAAACCGCACACTAGGCTGATGGCGGAGAAGAGAATGAGAGTCACGATCGGGGCCATTCCGGACCTATCAGCAGCCCAACCAACAGCAGCGCTCAGTGAGCCCATGAATCCTACGTAAAGCATGTAGCGCAGAGTGGTAGTCGAGGACTTAAACGTGAACCTGGCGTTTGCAAAGAAGCTGAAAGACACAGCCACAACGAATCCGGCAAAGTTGCCAAGTGCCTGGCCTGTATGGAATGCGTAGATGCAAACAGCGAACACTACCCAATGAATGAGCGTATTGATAACACCTATCGATGTGTACTTGGCGAATAACTTTAACATTATAGAAATCAGTGAATTCGGAAAGGTCTGAAGTTTAGCATCACTGTCCAACTTGATCGACTCTCATATTTGACGATACTGTATATAAATACAGTTGTTTTGGGAGGAGCTATGGAGGCAAAAGCTCAGCGATACAGGCTTGAACAGTTATGTGGGGTTAACCGCTACTCATGCCTGGTTGAAACGTCAGGTGGTTATGCGCTTTTTCAGCCTGATCTTCCGCCCACCAACGGAACGCGCGTGCTGGTGCATGCGTTCGGCCAACTACAATTCGCGGTCGTTATGGGCGGTTCGCTCATCACCGAAGACGGTGAATGCATAGAAGGTGATGCTTTAGATGAAGTCGATGTCATGGGAGTTGTGACCTTTTTTATCAATGGCGCTGCGGCGTTCACAGACGACAATCCGGTGATGTGATGTTTGCCCTGGTCGATGTGAACTCATTTTATGCAAGTTGCGAGACGGTATTCAGACCAGACCTGCGTGGTCGGCCGGTGGTTGTTCTTTCGAATAATGACGGCTGCGTAATAGCGCGTAGCGCAGAAGCAAAGGCAGTCGGGATAGCGATGGGTGAACCGTTCTTCAAGCAGAAGGAATTGTTCCGGCGCGCTGGTGTTGTTTGCTTCAGCAGCAACTACGAGCTGTACGCAGACATGTCCAGCCGGGTAATGACCACGCTGGAAGAAATGAGCCCGCGTGTGGAAATTTACAGCATAGACGAAGCCTTTTGCGACCTTACCGGCGTAAGGAATTGCCGTGACCTGACTGAGTTCGGGAAAGAGATCCGCGCGACTATTTTACAGCGGACACATCTCACAGTCGGCGTCGGCATAGCCCAGACCAAGACGCTGGCTAAGCTGGCTAACCATGCTGCGAAAAAATGGCAACGGCAGACTGGTGGGGTGGTTGACCTCTCAAACGTCGACCGGCAGCGCAGGCTACTGGCGCTTGTTCCTGTGGAGGATGTCTGGGGAGTTGGCCGGCGCATCAGCAAGAAGCTGAACGCTATGGGCATCAAAACCGCACTGGACCTTTCAGAGCAGAGTACGTGGATTATCCGAAAACACTTTAACGTTGTGCTGGAGCGAACCGTCCGGGAGCTGCGCGGCGAGCCATGTCTGGATCTGGAGGAGTTCGCCCCGGTAAAGCAGGAAATTGTATGCAGCCGATCGTTTGGCGAACGCATTACAGACTATGAGCAGATGAGGCAGGCTATTTGCAGCTATGCGGCCCGTGGTGCTGAGAAGCTGCGGGGAGAACACCAGTATTGCCGTTTTATATCCGCCTTCGTTAAGACCTCTCCATTTGCCCTTAATGAGCCGTATTACGGAAACAGCGCATCGGTAAGGCTGCTCACGCCAACTCAGGACAGCAGAGACATCATCAACGCCGCGGTAAAGTGTCTGGACAAAATATGGAAGGACGGTCACCGGTACCAGAAAGCGGGTGTCATGCTGGGTGACTTCTTCAGCCAGGGCGTGGCCCAGCTCAATCTGTTCGACGACAGTGCGCCTCGAGCTGGTAGCGAGAAGTTAATGGAAGTGCTGGATCACCTGAATGCAAAGGACGGAAAGGGAACGCTCTACTTTGCCGGGCAGGGAATACAGCAGCAGTGGCAAATGAAGCGAGAAATGCTGTCGCCTCGATATACCACGAGATATTCAGATTTGCTTAGAGTCCGATAAATTTTCTTGATGTCTTGGTCCGCTTTATTCCAGAAGGGGACGAAGAATTGCTATTGCAAAAAAATTAGTAGTTGAAAAGATGGCAGAATGAAGGAAGAATGTGCCAATATTGCTGAGGTTTAAAGGGATTTAGGGGCAAGATATGGGATTGTCTAATACAGTACAGAAAATCGTTATATCAACCATTGCGTTCAGCCTGGTCGCGGGATGTGCGCCGTTGCATCCTTCTGACTGCCATAAGACCACAGCTACGGGTAATTGCAGTTCAGGACGCTGGGATGATCAGGATGAATGGGGTAAGCAAGCTCGGGCAATCAGGGCGGCAATAAATGACAAACTTGATGAGCCTCAGAAATGGAAGGGAAAAAAATGCAGGTTGCATATTGAATTTGCTCAGGATGGCACGGCTTTAAAAATATCAACCAGCAATGGTAATAAAGCCTATTGCGAAGCGATTGAATCAGCAGCCCATAAAGCTAAATTCCCGGCCTTCAACAATCCGGAAGTCTACAGAGATTTTCAAAAATCCGGCTTTAATATGGGCGGATAGCAAGGCGATGCCTATCTAAATGTTCACTTCTCGCTCATTTAGAACGCGCCTGGTTTCTTTAACTTTTTATTGTGCTGCCTCGATTAGTTCCTGCCCCTGGTTCTTAACATTCCCCACGGCACGCGTAACGGCGTGCCAGATAAACTTGTCGGCGGGAACTGTTCCGTCGGCAATTATCTCCTCGGCTTCCTTCCCGCCAACATCCTGACGCATCCACTCCCGGGCGGCTTCTGGTGACAAAACAAGAGGACTGCGGTCGTGAATGTCGACCAGACCTTTGTCAGCAGCAGATGTCACGATCAGAAAGCCCTCAGCTTCATCGCCGCGTTCAAAAGGCGTGCTGCCGATCGCCGCCATGAATATTGGATGCCCGTCGGCCCGGTGAATGAAGTAGGGTTGTTTCTTGTCGCCTTCCTTCTTCCATTCGAACCATCCATCCGCAAAACAGATCGCCCGGCCATGCTGCCACAGAGGTTTAAACATTCTGCTGGTGGCCGCGGTTTCGACGCGCGCGTTTATCAGGGGTGCTTTATCCCACCACCCGGGCGCGTAGCCCCAGAACACCGGATCGAGATGTAACTGCTCATCGCGTTCGCTCAGCAGCAGCACTTTGGTGCCGGGCGCCACGTTGTACCGGCTAATAGGTTCCGGGTCATATGCAATGTCGCGATCGCCTTCATCGGCAAGGTAGGCCAGATATTCTTCACGGGTTTGTGCTTGTGCAAAACGTCCACACAT